TACGGATAGGTGTGAAAGAGTTGATTCTTCCAGTTACTCCCACTTTGCTAGTAGTGAAGAGATCTCCTACTTGATAGGTATATCCTCCGAGAGTCATTTGCTTTTCCTTTCTGTTAGTGTTTGGTGGGCAGTTTTACCTTAGGTGATGCCCAGCACCAAGTCTCATTTAGAGATAACGAGCAACTGCCTGATATGTAGATGTGGAGACTACTTCCTCATCGGTCATCTTGAGAATACGAATCGCATTAGAGATTTCCTCTTTTTGCTGGTCATATTCATAGCGACCAAGAGTTACGAAGTCACGCTTTGGCTCATCAGGAATAGTGATAGTTCCTGCTGGTAGGTTGAAATCAACATTTATTGTGCCGTTCCAACGAGTATTGGCAGACAACTCTGTTGCCTTTGCGATATGTGCTAGAGCCAACTTAGCAACTTCCTTGTTGTGCTTCTCTTGTGCCTTCTTGAACTTTGCCTCATTAGCCTCTTGAGTAGAGTAATCCTTCTCAAGTTTTGCGAGGGCAGATTCAAGTGCCTTGATTACCTTAGTTGTTGCTATCTTTACTGAGATAGCCTTACCTCTGCTTGCCATTTGTTTCCCTTTCTGTTTGGTGGTTTCCATCTTAGCATTTTGCTAAGTGAATATCAAGTTGAGCAGTTTATCCTCCACTTGCTCAGGTGGCGTTAGCGTTTGCTAAACCTACTTTTGCTTCCAAGTAGTCCAACGAGTCTTACCCTCAACATCAAGACGAACACGAACTGTGCCGTTTGCCTGTGGGTTGATTTCCTTGATGACTCCTGTGACCTTGCTCTTTTGCGAGGTGTAGGTATCGCCTACCTTGTATAGTGCTGTGGCTACTGCCATTTTCTTTCTCCTTTGTTTGTTTGTTGCTTACTGTATTATTATCGCATTATTTACTTGTGTCCGTCAAGTTATTTCTGATATTTCTCATATTTTGAGATTATTTATCCCATAGACCTGCTAGCGTTAGGATTAGCAGAACAAGGAATAAGATTATTATTATGCTCACCCATGCCCCCTACTTTTTCTTAGCAGAGAACACTATATCAGATTTTTGGTATACGCACAAGCCACAAGAGACACAAGCAGATCCCTTCTCAGATATTAGCGGGATAGCCTTTTTATTCTCAGGACACTTTGCCCCTACCCTGCCAATCATGGCTTTCATGTCTGCCTGCCCAATAGCGAATGTATCAGCAAGATAAGCTAATCTTACTTCTTTACTAGCTAGGGTAACGGCAATATCTTTATTATCTTGATCTGTTGAGAAATAGAGAGATAGGTTATCAATACCCTTGAGGATATTAGTTGCGGAGGGTACACGAGTATAAACCCAGAATCTAATATCAGGATTATCTAGAATCGTGTTCCTCCATGCCCATGTATATGAATCATTGAAGAAGTCCCCGTCCCAGTGAATACGGAAGAGTTTTTCAGCATTGCGCTTATCACAATCTTTGCGGAAGTCTTCAATCATTTCTGACAATAGATCTTCCATAGTATCTTGATCTGCGTCTTTCAATAGATCCCAGTTATGGATTAGAACATTTCTAACACCCTTATAGATCTTTTCTAACTTACCCGCATAGCAGACTTTGGCGCATGTAGGTGTTTGACCAGGGCATGAATATTCTTTCCCTGCGGGTAGTCCGAATGTATTAGCAATAGTAGGTGTCTTGCCATTAGGTGAAACGGCATTAGTAACTTTTCTGTCCTTAGATCTAATAAGCATAATAGTCATTCTCCATTTCTAGCCATACTGTTTCCTTGATTGATTGATCAGATCCGTATAGAGATCCATTACAATCATTCATTTCATGACCGCAACATGGAAAGTCTTCACAAGTATTCATTTTATTCCCTTTCTGAATAATCCAAGTCTAGCATTTCAGGGAAAAAATATCAACTTAGCGTAATAGGGTGTTTCTACGTAAATAGGGCAAAACGGACAGCGGCCGGGCCCCTTTCGGAGCTTTACTCTACATAGACATAGAGTTCAATTTTTTCATCATCAAAGAAGAATGTATCAATAACTTCTTCATATTCATCAATAATGGCAACATTACATCCTTCTTCGCCTTCATTGATATTTTTGATAGTGAAGAACTCTCCATCAACTTTTATTAGATCGCCTTCCATAAGTTGATTTGGATAGAGTAAGTCAGCAAAGCGTATTTCCATATCCATCATTGTAGCAGTCATTTTATTACTACCTCGCCATTCGCATAGAAAGTTTTTGTGAACATTTTACCTGTTGGGTCAGTTAGATTATATCTAGCATAGACCTTAGCATTTCCATAGTCCTTACACTTAGCCCAAGCGTCATGAGCCTCCATGAAGTCATGAAGTCGCAAGGTAGAAACGAGTTCATCGTCATACCAAGTTGTTAGTGCGTATGCGTATTCCATTTTAGTATTCCTCTCTCTCAATAATCCAAGCGTCTAGGTGGTGTGCCTCAATAATAGCATGGGCAGGTGCCATGTCCTCACCACGCCACGAAACACCCTCTGGTAACTTGATAGGCAAATCCCAAAGTCCTAAGTCATTTACTGCGTCAATAGCCTGAATACATGGCTGAATCATAGTGCTAGGAACGGGAGGGTAGTGATTAGATGAGAGATGAATCCCTATCTGTTGCTCAATGCTTAGCATGATACCCATATCTTCTAAGACTCCGCTTGCCATTTCATTTGCCATATTGCTTCCCATTTTATTTCCCCTTATCGTGCTTCTGGTGTAGTGAATAGTTCGCCTACTAAGTATAGGCTATGTTGGTTATACTTCTCAAGTCCTGCCTCACAATGGCAATACTCAAAGTCAAACTCCTCGCCAAGGGCAAAGTATATCTCTCCGCTATCATAGCAAAGAAAGCAGTTAGTTTTCATTTCATTTCCTTTCTTCCAATACGATAAACTTATCACAACCCTCCGACAACCTCAAACCGACACGCCGAGTTCTGCAAAAAATTTCTGGGTCGCCGTAAAGTGTAACGTAAATCATATTGTGGATAACCTGTGGAAAACGCCCCGGCGCCCTCGGGCGTGTTGCTATTTCTTTTTTATTTCTCTTTCTGCGATTGAGATCTCTAGCAAAGTTACCAAACTATAAGCAAGAATAAAAATCGTTGCCAAAGTTGCGAAGTCACTTATTCCCATTATGCTAAAACCTTTCCTAGTTCATCAACACCGCAGGCTTTTTCAAACCTTGCTTTATCAAAGTTTTCATTATCACTCTGAAACCAATCAGCAAATAAATCTACCATATCCTCAAACACTCTCGCAGGAATTTCATCAGCGAAAGAGTTGAGAATGTTGGCGGTCTTTATGTAGTCCTTGCGAGTCATTAGTTATTTTCTCCTAAGTCTATGAATGCTTCACTACCATTTTCATTGATACGCTCTAACTCTGAGATAAGTTGCTCACGAGTTAGTTTTGAAACATTTCCTAGAATACTTCTAAGGCATTCCTTATTCATAGCGATAAACATTTCCTGAGGAATGCTAGAGATTTGAATTCCCATCGGTGAATCTGGGTTATAGCGTGAGACGAAGTTGATACCATCAACCTCAAACGGAACAGTTACGAAGTTAGACATTAGTTTTCCTTTCTTGTTGTATTATTCATTGTAGCGGTTAGCACCGACAAGGCTTGCGCTTGGCTTTCCTTGCGTTGCTGGATTACATGCTGGCGGAATTCTTCTAGATTCATTTCTAGTCCTCCTCTATTTCTGTAACTTTGATTAGGTGAATGCCAAAGGCAGGATTACTTAGCGCATCAAGACGCCTTAGCATATTCTCGTAGTTTTCTTCATAGGATAGAAACTCGTCAAAGTCTCCTTCGATATGAAACTCAGCGGTTAGTGTATAAGTAGGCATTTTTGCCCCTTTCTTTTTGTTGAGATAATCTTATCGTATTCAGTTATTTATAGCAAGCCTAAGCGTTGTGAGGTTGGTCACATGGACACTTAGGATTAGTCTTAGCAAAGTAGCGAATCAACATCATTCGCTCATTAGTAGTTAGTCCAAATACTGAGCGGATACCGCCGTCATTGTATTCATGGATTAGCTTTATTACTTTTTCATCAGTGAGCATTTTTGCCCCTTTCTTATTTTCTTACTCTGTAAGTTTATCACTTTGGTCTGACAATATCAACTTAGAAATGCGGATAAATCGGACAATCTGCAAAATATTTTTGTGAGTCGTATCACATCGTACGTAAATGGTACAAAACGGACATAGGGCCCGGCATTTTTCGGCGCATTGTCAAATCAACACGCCGATTTTTTATTTATTTTTTATGGATATTTCTTTTCATCTTCATCAACTAGAAACGAGATGTATTCAGAGAATCCAATATCATACGCAATCGGATCAACTGCTTTCAGAACATCAGACGGGGAATAAAGAAGATTCCCAATCACTATCTGCTCATTCGTTTCATCTAACATCTGGTCATACAGCGGAAGAAGTAAATCTTCATTCATCGCTTTACCTCCATTACTGAATAACTAGCCTTAGGGTCTAGTTGCTTTACAATATCCATGAACTCATTTAGTTCTTTTACACTTGCGAATGTCTCCTTAGCAATAGCCTTAGAGATAAGTCCGTCAAATACGATGACCTTGATTTCCATTTCAGTTTTCCTTTCTTAGTTGAGAGTTATTACTTAGGACATTAGGCGAGAACACTCTCAAACTGCCTCTGTTTCCTTATTTAGTTATGAGATAAGCCTAGCACTACCCACCGACAATATCAAGCGGTAGGGATGTGATTTCTATCACGATAGATTTCATAGTCATTAGGACTCCACCTAGTGATATGAAACACACCGCCATTTGATGTCTTGATGGTCTTGGCGTATTGATTCACGCCCTTGATTTCGGTGATGATTCCACCCTTGATTAGTGATGAAGATTTGGTCATTGCGATTCTATCGCCAACTCTCATCATGTTGTATTTACTTAGGGTTACAGTTGCCATGTTTGGCACTTCCTTTCTTTCTGCTTACTCCGTAAGTCTAACACACACCTCCGACATTACCTAATCAGAAATGCATACAAAATGGACATTTTGCAAACTATTTTTTGTGAGTATAATCACATCATACATAAACGGACAAATCGGACATCGGCCCGGCGCCTATGGACAAATCGGACATTTCGGACTGTGGCAAAGATCACATGCGACACGCCGTGTTTGAGTTTGCTTTTTTTCTGAGGGTGTGGGATACTTGCTGCCATGAACGGACAACAGGAAGGTAGTAGTTACGGTGTGAGGCATATCACACCACGATAACTTGACCAGCAAAAAGAGGGTGTGCTAAGATTCACCCATTGAAAGAAAGGAGTCATCAAATGTATGACTACGCAGAAGAAATCAGAAGCGATGTTCGCTATTATCATGGTGAGCGATTCGCACCAAAGAATCCACCTAAGGATTACAAGAAAGAAATCGCAGAGGCTATCGCAGTAACAGATGCGATGACGCAAGATGAGAGAAATGCGATTCGCTATCTCTCAGAGAATAACAGAGAAGAGTTACACGCTCTCTATGTGCGAGTGAAAGAAAGGGCAGGTCTATAACATGGCTAAGTGCTCAATGTGTGGGGGTAGTGGTAGAATCTATTACTACCTAGCAGGAGAACATGAAGTCACACCTTGTGACCATGTAGCAGAAAGGAAAACAAAGTGAGACTACGGATTACTAACATGGCAGGCGATACGCACGACATGGAAATGAAATCAAAAGAAGAGGTTAGTTATTTTATTGAGATGTATCGCAAGAACCTGCGAAGAAATCAAAGAGTAAAAGTTACTTGCGATATTCTAGGTATTGACGGATACTTACAAGGAACGCTAACTAATCGCTAGATAAATAAAGTGAGCACATCTCAGACAGTGTGCTCACTATTTTTTTTATTTTATTTTTTTCAAAACATGCATCATACATCTTAGAAAAATATTCAGATTTTGGTAAAACCAAAAAATAAAAATTTTTTCAGATTTCACTAAAGTGGAAGATGTCCGCTTTGCTCAAGGACAAACCCATTAGCCCTATCGAACAGCTCATAATCAAGCTCTACAATATTAAAAGCCTTTGCGAACTCTTCAAAAACAATCGGTACATCTAAAGCACCACATGTATAAAGATCGAACTGAACTAACGAAGGATCTCCCTCATCCCAAATATGAAATGCAATGTGGCTAGTCTCAATCATGACAATAGCCGTAAGACCACGATTTCCTTCTTTGTCGACATAGCTAGCAAATGGACCCTTAATAATCTTCATATCAATTTTCTCAACTAGGCGGGTAAGGAAATCAATAGCCTCTTCCTCTGATCGCATAGGATTATGCACCTTAGCATTAACAAGCAGGTGTTTGTGAAATAACATATCTCTCCTCTGTTTGACGAATTACCATTATAGCGTATATGATAGAATAAAACAATGTTTGTCCATGCAGAGTTTGCTAATAAATATTATAAAATTTTAAATAGAATAAAGCCAGACGTTGCTATTGAAATTGGAGCATATGATGGAGAATTTTCTCAATATATGGCAACCGTTATTGATCCTAAAAATGTTTGGGCATTTGAAGCAAATCCAGATACTTACAACAAATACAAAGATTCTTTATATCATATAAATTATATAAATATAGCTATATCTGACAAACAAGAAGAAACTGCTTTATATATAGTAGATACTGAAGAAATATGGGCTCCTGGAGCGGTAAGTATTAAAAATAGAAATGATGGACAACAAGAAAAAATAATATCTTTAATACAAACAAACACATTGGATAGTTTTGTAAAAGAAAATAATATCTCAGGAAATATATCATTATGGGTAGATGTCGAAGGTGCAAATAAAGAAGTTTTATTAGGATCTATTGAAACACTAAAAAATGTAACATCAATATATATCGAAGTAGAAACATATGAATTTTGGAAGAACATATGGTTTAAAGATGATGTTTTAAACTTTTTGCAAGGATATAATTTTACTGCAATAGATCAGTCTACTGACTGGAAGCAGCATGATGTAATTTTTATTAGAAATGACTATTTAGAAATGGCAGGGTATAAATGATCTCAAAGTTAGAGGGCATGCCAAAAATAGTTTACATAAACATATATTCACAATATAAAAGACGTGAACATATGGAGTCTATGTTTGCAAAGTATCAGATAGATGACTATCAACACTTTAATGCTATAACTCCATCAAAATCTCATCATCAATATTTAAACAAGGGGGAGTTTGGATGCATGCTTTCCCACTTGATGATCATATCTGACTTTTATAAAAATAGCCCAGATGATATGTTGATCGTAATGGAAGATGATGTTGATATTTCTAGCATAGATAATTGGGATTTTTCTTGGCGGGAATTCATAGAGGCAATGCCTAACTTTGAAATATTACAACTTATTAGAAACCAAGAACACCAACAATACGCCAAACTCAAACAATGGCATTGGAGAGATAAATCAACAGCTGGATATCTAATCACAAAAGACTATGCTAAAAAAATATATGATATGTACATGTATTCTCAAAAAAATTTGTCGGGGTTTCCAAATCTCCATGACGATCCTGAATTTCCATGGACACACAAAGTAGGCCCAGTAGCCGATTATGCTCTATATAAAAACTTTAACTCTTGGTCAATAGGTATTTTTACTTACCTATTAAATACTGAAATAGGCTGGAGTTCTACATCTCCTGATAAAGAACCACCCAATTGGCTTGTCAAATATAACACTGAAATAAACGAATATTGGTCAAAGCCACATAGCCTCAAAGATATTTTATAATTACCATTTCCCAATAGGACAATGAGAGTTTTCTAGACGTGTTTTGATTTTCATAAAGCACCCGCACTTTTTACAGACTTCTTTGCGTTTATTAAAAAATGGGCATTCACGACATATTTGCATACGCCTATCAAATTCTTCTTCAGATATTTCTTTGCCCATATGTTTAATTATAGCGGATACTGAGAATACTAACAAATACTAGACCATGTTTGTATGTTTCATACATGTATTGGTCTATGGGGTGTTTGGTGTTCTATTTAGCGCTTCGCTTTAAATTCCCGCATAAAAAAATGCTATAATATTGCTTATGTCCGTCAACGAATGGCTAGGCGTAATCATAAGTGTGATGTCAATCATAGGATCCTTTGTATTGGCCATACGTTGGCTTGTAAAGCACTATTTCGAGGAGATGCGGGCGGAACTTAAACCCAACTCGGGAAAGAGCCTTAAAGACCAAGTAAGCCGTTTAGAAGAACGTGTCAATGAAGCTGAATATCTTCGCCGAGACATGAATGAAAAAATTGACAAAATGTATTTGATTTTGATTGACTATATCGCTGGACAAAATTCTAAGAAACGATCTAAATCTAAATCTGAATTCTAGTATATACTATATATAAGATATATAGATATTATATATATTAGATATATCTTTTATCTTTATATATTTAAATTATACACATTGATTTGATAGTTGTCAAGTTTTAATACCTTTTGAACTATAACGATTTGATAAACTTTTATATACTTGTACCTTTTGTCCTATTATGATATAATTTCTTAGTTGGCCCCTGAGTCTCTACCCCACCCCTCTGCAGCTCAGGGGCTGACCTTTATTATGGTATAATTTTCACATAATGTCATGTGCAACATGCCCCCCAGATATTGAAAAAATTGGTGCTAATCCATCAAATATTCAGTGGTGCGTAGTTCGTGGCGATACCGCAACTTTAAGAATTGACTTTGTTGAAGATGATGAGGTTACTTATTTAGATACTTCGACTTGGTCCTATGATGCTACAGCATATGATCCATCTACAGATATTTCTTTTACTTTGACTACAGAAGATGAACCAGGATATGTTTTAATTACCGCTCCAGCTAGTATGACTGAAGACTGGGGAAATATATATTCTTCAGTTGTAGCAGAACTTATTTTTGATTTACAGGTAACAATACCATCTGACCTTATTGGAGGTCTAGATACAATTTGGACCCCAGTTATTGGTACAATATCAGTACTAGGTGATGTTACTCTAGGAGGAAGTTTATGACAGTTATAAAAGTTGTTCCAATGCCAGGAGTTGAGGGTCCACAGGGACCAGTAGGTGCAACAGGTGCCACTGGTGCTACAGGTCCACAAGGAGCAACAGGGGCTACGGGTACAGCTGCCACAATAAGCGTTGGGTCTGTTACAACTGGAGCGCCTGGATCTTCTGCAACAGTAACAAATGTTGGAACATCTAGTGCTGCAGTATTTAATTTTTCAATACCACAAGGAGATACTGGCGCAACAGGTGCAACTGGAGCAACAGGTGCAACTGGCCCTGCTCCCTGGACTTTAATTGGTGCATACGATAATGGATATAGTTATAACATTGGTGATGCAGTAACTTATCAAGGTGGATTTTATTATAGAACTGGTAATCCATTGAACCCAGGATATCCACCAACACCAGGCTCTATAAACGCATCATGGACTCCAGTTGCAGATAGGGGAGAGCAGGGAATACAAGGAATACAGGGAATACAGGGAAATACTGGTCCACAAGGTGCAACTGGGAATGTTTTTGCATATACAATTAATTCACAAACTGGAGTATCATATACCGCACAATCTGGTGATGAGCAAGCAATTATTAGAATGAATAACGGTTCTCCAAATGTTGTTTATATACCAACAAATACAACTTGGCCAGTAGCAATAGGATCATCTATAACTGTAGTTAGAACTGGTTCAGGATCTACTAAAATTCAAGCAACAACTCCAGGAACTACAACTATTGTTTCTACTGGTGCTACCGCTGCACAACCAGCAGCTAGGGCTCAGTACTCTTTTATGACAGCTGTAAAAGTTGAAAGCGATGTTTGGTACGTTACTGGAGACATTTCTTAATGCAATCAATTATAGGAATTAACTCTGCATCATTTAGAGTTCCACCTAAACCAATAGTTACAGGTGGAACTTTATATTCTGATTCTACATATTATTATAGAAAGTTTACTTCTTCAGGAACTTTAACAGTATCAGAAGTGCCATTATCACCAATAGATATTATTCTAATTGGAGGTGGTGGTGGAAGCTCCTCTGGTGGTGGAGGTGGTGGTGGAATTTATGATCCAGTAGCACTTGATTCCTATACTATTACTGTACCAATAGGATCTACAACTGTAACTATTGGTGCTGGAGGAGCTGTTCAGTCAAAGGGTGGAGATACTTCCTGCCCAGTGTTAAGAAATGGTGGACTTCCATTACCTAATCCAGCTTATGGTGGTGGTCAAGGTGGTCTAAGGCTTGGCCCAAGACCATCTTCAACTAATATTGGAGGTGGAGGTGGCGGAGGTAATGGGTATCTTGGTGGTTTTAGAGGTTATGGTCAAGGAGCTAGTGGAGCTTTTGGAGCAAGTGATTATGCCTATGGTGGTGGTGGCGGCGGAGGATGGCTTTGTGCACAAGATGGTGGAACAACAACCACTGTAGATGGATATAATGTTCAAGGATCAAAAGGTGGTGATGGATGTAATGCATATGCAACTTGGGCATCTGTAACATCTTCTGGAGCAGATGGTGGATATTTTGCTGGAGGTGGATCTGGTGGAAATGCTGATTATAATTTATTTAAAGCTCTTGCTGGAGGACTAGGTGGTGGTGGCGGTGCATCAAGTGGTAGAGGGAACTATTCTCAAGCTGGAATAGCTAATACTGGCGGTGGTGGCGGAGGAATTATATCTTGGCTAAATGGAGGTACTGGACAACCTGGTGGATCAGGAATTGTAATTATTAGATATCTTAAATCATTAGTTGACTAATAATATGTTATAATAAGTTTATGGCCAGTACAAAAACAGTTACAATTACATCTACAGCACCAGTAATCCTTACTCCAGCAGCAGTTCATTCTGGCGTTGATATTACTATACAAAATCAAGGTAGTGCAGATATCTATGTTGGCACATCGTCAGTTACAAGTACAAGTTACGGAGTTAAACTTGCTAGCGGCTCTGGACTTGGACTTACTGTTCCAGCAAGAGATGAAGTTTATGCAATTACAGCATCTGGAACAGCTACTGTAACAGTCTTGACGATGGGGCTACCATAAAATGGGTCAAATATACGGTCCTAGTGCACAACAAATTATTGCAACAATTGTTGATAGCGCCCCAGCAACACTAGATACACTTAAAGAAATTGCAGATTCTATAAATGATGATGCTAACTTTGCAGTTACTGTTACAAATGATTTAGCATTAAAAGCTCCATTAGCTTCGCCAACATTTACTGGATCTCCAAGTCTTACTGGTACAACATCAGTTCAACAGCTTTTAGAGAAAGCAACTGTGTCTGCAACAGCAGCAAACGGTACAATAAATTATGATTTGCTAACAAATGGATCCGTTACATACTACACATCTGATGCTGCTGGTAACTGGACATTGAATGTTCGTGGAAATAGCACAACAAAATTAAATGCCTTAATGACTACTAACCAATCATTAACAATAGCATTTTTAGTAACAAATGGAGTATCAGCAAAATATCAAACAGCTTTTCAGATTGATGGTGCACCTGTATCTCCAAAATGGCAAGGTGGAGCTGCCCCAACCTCTGGTAATGCAAGTGCTATAGATGTTTATTCAATTACAATTATTAAAACAGCTGATACTACTTTTACTGTATTAGCGTCTCAAGTTAAATTTGCTTAGGAGATTATATGCCATTACTATCTACTCGTGGCGCAGCATCAGCTAGATCATTTGGATTTTCTGGATCACTTCCTGAAGTTTTAGTTGAATATCTCGTAGTAGCAGGTGGAGGTGGTGGTGGCACAAATATTGGAGGAGGTGGTGGTGCAGGGGGATATTTAACTAATTATGGATCATCAACACTTTCTTTATCTAGTGGTGTAGCGCACACAGTAACAGTGGGTGGAGGTGGAGCCTCTGTTAATCCACAAGGTGTACTTGGATCAAGTTCTGTTTTTGCATCTATAACGGCAACTGGTGGTGGAGGTGGTGGAACATGCTGCAGTGGAACTACGACTGGTGGAAATGGTGCTTCTGGTGGTGGAGGCAGTACAGCTGTTAGTGGTGGAACTGGAATTCCTGGTCAAGGAACTAATGGTGGAAATGGTGCATATGGTGGAGGAGGATTTATTGCAGCAGGTGGTGGTGGAGGAGCTGGGGTGGCTGGAACAGCAGCATCAAATGGCTCAAATGGTGGAAAAGGTGGAAATGGACTATCTTCAAGTATCACAGGAACTGCAGTAGTTCGTGCAGGCGGAGGAGGTGGTGGAGCAAATACAACATATTCATATCAGAGCGTTGGTCAGGGTGGTACAGGTGGTGGAGGAAATGCTGGAACACCAAATGCAGCTTCTGGTAGCGCTAATACTGGTGGTGGCGGAGGTGGTGGAGGAAATGCAAGTGGCGGTTCAGGAGGTTCTGGAATAGTTATTATTAGAGCTCCTAAAGCTGCAGTTTCAACAACTGGATCTCCAACATATACAACTTCTGGCGGAAGTCATATTTATCAGTTTTTAACAAGTGGTAGTATAACATTTTAATTCTTTGTGCTATAATTTAACTGGAGGAATCAATGGCATTTCCAGGTACATATAATTTTAACTACTATCGTGGCGATACATTTCAGTTTATCGTAAGACCAAAAGATGCAAATGGTGCTCAGTTTGATTTAACTGGTTATACCGCTGGATTTACTATTGCAAGTTCTCGTGGTGCAACACCAACATCATTTTATTCTGGTACAACAGTTATCAATACAGTCGATGATATCGTTACTTGTACTATCTCATCTACAGTTGGAAATAACCTTACACCTGGAACAACATGGGTGTATGATGTTCAAATTACAGACGGCACTGTTGTATACACACTTTTGACTGGATCAATCACAGTAACAGACGATGTAAGGGAGCCATAAACAATGGCTGAAATCGTTTTAAGCACCGTAGACTTAGATGTTTTTGGTGGCCCCACAAGTCTGGATGTATCTGTTGATTTCGGGGCTCAAGGAGTCCGTGGAAGCCGTTTCTGGGCAGGTGCCAATGGTCCCACGGTAGATCTAGTAGGCCAAGATGTAGAACTTTATGATGTATATCTTAATACTAATACTGGAGTATTTTCACAATATATTTTACAGGTTGGTAGCCCAACATGGACACCATTATTAGATATTGATGTTCCACAATATTCTTTAATTTCTGCCACTACTTTTACTGCAGGGTCTGGATCGGTAACAATTCCAATTTCAAGCTTAACGTCAGATACTGGAACAACGGCATCAGACTATGTTATTCGATATAATATTTCTAATACAAACCCAGTAGCCTCTAGTTTTACATCAAGCATTGTTTCTACAAATATTGTAGTAACACTAAATGCTATTGAATATTCTGGTGGAAGCTGGTCTAATTTATCAGGAAGTAAGAATGTACACTTGTTCATTTCTTACATAGGATAGGAGCATAAATGTCAGAGTCAGTAGGTACGCTTTATCCAACACAGATACCATCGCTTTCTGATGCTGCTGATATTCAAGAAGCTCTTAGGCTTTATCATTATGGCGCATATCCAGGCACAGATCCTGGAGAATATAATCCTACAAACTCAAACCCAGCAAGCCTTGTATCAAGCTCAATAGCTGGAACATTTAATAGCTTACAAGGTCAAATTACAACTCTTTCTGGCAGCTTAGGTATTCAGCCTAGTACCCTAACCACTAAGGGAGATATTCTTGCTGCAACTGCTGCATCTACTGTAACACGTTTTGGTGTGGGAGCAAATGGAACGGTACTAACTGCAAATAGTGCAACTGCTACTGGTTTAGAATGGGCTACCCCAGTTGTAACAAACTCAAGCACCAACACGTTTACTAATAAAACAATGAATAATTTTTCTGTTACAGCAGGATCAAGCATTCTTGATACCAACACAAATGAGCTTTTGACTTTCCCATCTTTAGTGGCATCAGCAGTTAATAATATACAAATAAATAATTCTGCTACTGGCGTAGCCCCAAGCCTTCAATCAATTGGAAATGATACAAATGTTGGCTTTAATATTATAACTAAGGGTACTGGATTAGCTCAAGTAAACGGTGTTCCAATTGCAACAACTACAGACTCTCAAACTTTAACAAACAAAACTTTAACATCACCTTTGATAACTCTTAGTACAACATCTTCTACAACTGATGCTAGAATTTCTTGGGACACTACAAATAAAAAGATTCAAGTTGGTGATGGAACATCTGCAACAGATTTTGCGTCATCGACATTGAGAACAAATGCTGCAACGCTTTCATCTAATAACTATACTATAGTTCTTGCTGATAAAGATAAAATGGTTGAAATAGATAATGGTGCCACTGCATCTACTGTTACCATTCCAGCAAATGCAACAACTGCATTTTTACCAGGAACTCAAATTAATATTATTCAAACTGGAACTGCACAAGTAACTATATTGCCAGCATCTATAACAACTGCAACATTTTCTTCTGGAGGAGCTGCAGCAGCTACTACTTTTGTTATATCTACGCCAAATGCTAGCATTGCAGTTGGTCAAAAAGTTACGGGTACTGGTTTTGCAGATAATACATATGTTACAAATGTTGCTGGAACGACAATAACAGTAAGCCCAGCAATATCTTCACAGGTATCTGGAACAGTTACATTTAGTGTTGGAGTTATGGGAACTCCTGGACTTAAACTTAGATCACGATGGTCTTCTGCAACTCTTATTAAGCGACCAACAGCAGCTGGTGTAGATGCATGGGTAGCAATTGGAGACCTTAGTGCATGAAAATAGGCAACTCTGCTTCTTCATTTTTAAACGCCAATACAGATAGTTTTAATAGGGCTAATGATCCTACATCTCTTGGAATTTCTGATCGTGGAATTAGGTGGGGTGCTGTAAGAGATACCTGGCAAGTACTAGACAATGAAGCATATTCTGCAGCAAATCAAGCCTCATATGCTTTGGCAGCTGGTAGTGTCGGTATAAATAATATTAATTCTAGAATTGTAATACCAGACGGTACTTCTGGAGCAGGTTTGGCATTTTGGGTAGAAGATGCAAATAACTGGTATGGTGTATTCCCATATTATAATCAAACAGGAACTGCTGGATGCTTTGGTAGTGTCGTATATAATAATTCTGGTGCTTGTGGTGGATGTCCTACTACTAGTTATAGCTATCAAGTATGCGATGTTTATAGTACAGACACTTCTAGCGGTTGCTGTAGCGGCATAACTAATGTTGCATCATCTACATATTGTGCTGGACCTTCCATTACTGGTCCTACATCAACTGGTGTAATTACACCCGCTGGATGTTGCCCTGGGACTGCAACAACGTCTACATCATCTACTTGTACAACTGGTGGAACTGGGAATGTTTGTAATACTGAAACCACATATGTAGAGTCTTGTTCTGGAAGCCAGCTATTTTGTTATCATAGTGGTGGTGGATGTACGCCGTCTGGATGTGGTGGTTGCTATGTCTATGATAGTGGACAAACAACATACTATACTTCTACATGTTCATACTCTGGACAATTTGTTAGTGGCAATGCCCCAGGTTGCGGTACATTCGGTGATCAGTGTGATTTTCCAGGTCAAGTATTTTCATTAACATGTTATGCTAGATATTGTTTTCAGCCAGTATATGAGCCAGTATATACTTATTATTATACTACGCTATACTATACTGTATCTTGTTCTCAAACACAATATACTAGCCCAGGATATTCATATTGCTATAAGCCAAGGACAGAGAGTGGATATTATTGTAATCCCTATACGACTACAATAACTACTACCTATGCTTATAAAGTAATAAAGATGGTTTCTGGTGTAGTTACAGAAATAGCTACTGTAACAGTACCTTCTGCTATACTAGGATTAAGGGCCCAAACAAATGGTACCTCAATAAATATAACTGCATATTCTGATGTTAATCTTTCTAACATTATTGGACAGAGTAGCTATTCTGAGCTTTCTGCTACAAGAGGTGTTGGAGTTGGGGTACTATATGCTCCAACGCTGTATAATGGTTCATCAGTGTTAGATAATTTTGGAGTGGAGTAACATGGAAAAAGGTGCAAGACCGTGGGATATTTTTAATAGAAATATTAAAAAGGTAGATGCAAGTATAGGTGATGAAAGAATGGAGATTTGTAATGCATGTCCATTTTTAATACAGGCGACTAAAACATGTACGAAATGCGGATGCTTTATGACTGCTAAAACAAAACTTCCGCATGCTTCATGTCCAGAAGGAAAATGGGGAGCTATCAAGATCTCTTTGAAAGAGGATATGTGATGAATAATATTGCTTTTGTAATTGATGAAGAAATTGTTTCTGTAGTTAACTGTGACGATCAACACGCTGCGGTTTTGTTATCTGAGCCAATTATGGTTGATATCACGGATATGCCAAATGTTCATATAGGTTGGAAATATATTAATGGACAGCTTATCGCCCCAGAAATGCCAAGACCTGTAAATTCATAATTTTAAATATAAAAAATACCCCCCGCTTTTAAACAGGGGGTATTTTATTTTTTTATATTATGCAGGGAACTTTTTCATCCACTGCTTAGTTCTTGGAGTCATACCTTTCCAGGCAGTCCAATTTTTACCCCCAGCGCTCATATGATATGCAACCTGTGCATTAATGACAGGGTTCAGCAATTCGCTGGAAAAATTAATACCATATTTTTCTCTACGATCGGGACCAAGCATTCCAATCATATTGATTTGGAAAATACCAAAAGAACTGTCTCCAGTATTTGAATTTCCATTAAATGCCAATGGTCTTCCATTAGATTCTTTTTTTGCTACAGCCCAAGCCTTCTTGAGACCTTCCCCACGAAAACCGACGGCATGTAAAAGTTTCTTCAACTCTCTATCAGTCAAGCTGGTAGCATTCTGAAATTTATGAAGGTCGTTGAGATCTTTTTTGACCCTAACTAAGCTTTTAGGCTTAGAAACCAAAAAAACCGCCTTAGCGGTCTTATCAGCAACTACCTTGGTTTCCTGTTTAATAAAATTATTCTCTGAGCTAAGGGCATTAGCCTTATTAGCCAAGATAGCAACTGCAAAAACAGTAGCCAAGACTCCAATCAGAAATTTTTGATCTTGCTTCATACTTTTTCCTCCTAGAAACAAAAAACACCTTTTCGGGTGTTAAGTATTAGTATAACACCTAAAAATATTATTGTCAAACCAGTTTACGCATGAGTAGGAAAACTTTTTTATTAATTTTGAGCGTGGTATAATTAAATCACTATGGCATCAGGCTTTACACCTACATATCTTATCCCTTATCCACTGCCTACAGATCCAGTCAATGTGGCTTCTGATATGGAAGAAATGGCTGATAGGTTAGAAACTTTATTCACAAATACCGTTCAGCTATCTGCTGCCAATATATTTACAAATACAAATATTTTTAGTGTTAACTCTTCCTCTGCCGCAGTTAGAATTACACAGGTAGGATCAGGAAATGCCTTCCTCGTTGAAGATGATGCCAATCCAGACACTAGTGCTTTCGTTATTACAAATGCTGGAGATGTCGGTATTGGAAAGTTATCTCCACAAGAAAAAGTTGATGTAATAGGAAATATTAAACTAAGCGGTAATCTTATTTTTGAGGGTACTGATGATACTTATGAATTATCATTTGCATACACAGATCCGACAGCAGATAGAACTATTACTCTGCCAGATGTAACAGGAACAGTTATAACAAATGGTAATTTGACAGATATTACTACAGTTGGTACTGTGATTGCTGGTTTGTGGAATGCATCAACTATTGGTGCAAATTATGGTGGCACTGGTATAAGTACATATTTAACTGGAGATATTTTATATTCTAGCTCAACCAATGTTTTGTCAAAGCTGGCTATTGGAACATCTGGACAGGTGTTAAGAGTTTCTTCTGGCGGTATACCAGAATGGGCAACAATTTCTGTATCTGCTGCAACACCCACCGTAGCTGGAACAGTATTTGGATATACAAATGCAGTTGGTGGAAATATTGGTCTTGGATATAGCGCTCTTGGTAGTCAGTCAGCATCAAATGATGAACATATAGCAATTGGATATGAGGCTCTTTCATCAATAACAAATACCGCATTTGCAGATGTTATGGTTGGATATAGGTCTGGATATGGTCTAACTACTGGCGATTATAATATCGGCATCGGAGGATTTAATTTTTGGGGAACAACTACTGGAAGCTATAATATAGCAATCGGTTACGAAACACTTCCAGCTTATGCAGTGGGAGGTTTAACATCTAGTCATAACATATTTATTGGGCATACATCTGGATATAATGCTGCATCAACTATTGTTGACAATGTTTCTGTAGGTAACGGAAATTTGTATGCTTATCAGGGAGCATATACGGTAGCTATTGGTAATGGAGCTCTTGCAGCAAGCACAACGGGGAATGAAAATACTGCAGTAGGATTTTATGCTGGAGGAGCGATAACAACTGGTGCACAAAATACTCTTCTAGGATCACGAGCTGCCAATGATGGTGGTGGACCAAATATAGAGTTAACAACTGGATCTAACAATATTATTATTGGATATGAGTCTGCCCCTACCTCTTCATCTGTATCAAACGAAATAACTATCGGAAATGCATCTAATAATAGGTTTAGAGTTCCAGGCCTTGGTATTGATTGGACACCAGCAACAGTTCCTAGTGGATCTGGTGGAGGAGCTTCTCTTTCACAAGTTTTTATGTTGATGGGTGCATAGTGTATAATAGATCAGGAGGAAAATATGTCTGAAGAAATTTTAACAAAGATTGTAGTTGATTGTTCTACTGGAGAACAAAAGGTGGTTCCTCTTACCCCAGCAGAAATTGCACAGAGGGATCAAGATGCAGCTGCATTTGCAGAAGCAGAAGCTGCACGAAAAGCAGAGGAAGATAGAATTGCTGCTCTTAAAGAGTCAGCCAAAAAGAAACTAATTGCGGGAACAAAGCTTACTGCTGAAGAAGCAGAAGTATTGGTAATTTAAGGAGAATATAATGGCACACTTTGCAGAAGTAGACGAAAATAATATTGTTACTCGTGTACTAGTTGTTGGAGATGATCAAGAGCATCGTGGACATGACTTTCTTGCTAATGACCTTGGTCTTGGCGGTACATGGATTAAAACTTCATACAATACATTAGCTGGACAACATACTAAGGGTGGAACACCACTTAGATATAATTATGCTGGTATTGGTTATACTTGGGATCCAGGGTTTGGTGAAGATGGAGCATTTATTCCACCAAAGCCTTTTGATTCTTGGCTACTTGATAATAATACTGCAACATGGAATCCACCAGTTGCTTATCCAAATGATGGAAAGCTTTATAGTTGGAATGAAAAAGACGGTACTTGGGATGAGGTTGTAGCAGAGTAATGGCAACAGCATACAAGGTATTAGGACAAACTGGATCATCTGGAAATTTTGGTAATGGTGCACAAACATTAACAGCTAATACAAATACAAATGTTTACACAGTTCCAGCAGCAACAGAAACAGTTGTTTCTACTATCACGGTATGCAATCAGGCATCTACTGCAGCTACTTTTAGAATTGCTGTAAGACCAGATGGTGCTGCTATTGCAACGCAACACTATCTTGCGTATGATACCCCAATTGCTGCAAACGATACTGTTGGCTTAACACTTGGTATTACAATAAATGCTGCTGATATTATTACAGTTTATGCTTCTGCAGCAACAATGTCATTCTCAGTCTTCGGCTCTGAAACAACGTAAGGGGGTAGGCTAATGTCAGTTAGCAGATTTTCCCAATCATCTTTACAAAATGGTTTTGAAAAATTTAATACCATTTGGGATGGAAAAACTGCTGTTGGCTCAATGGAAGCCATCAGTTCTGTTACTTTGTCTAGTACTCTTGGATCTGTTAGCTTTAATAATATACCGCAAACATATCAACACTTAGAGCTTAGGACAATGGCTCTTGGAAGTAGCTCAAATCAGGATATTTTAATTAGATTTGGGTCTTCATCAACCATAGACTCAGGATCTAATTATTCTTGGCACGAACTTCGTGGAACTGGAACAAATCCTGTATCATCTACTGCAACTCCAAATGCATCTGCATTATATGTTTCATCTAATGCTATAGATTCAGCATTTCCAGATATTTCTATACTTAGTATTGTAGACTATTCAAATATAAATAAATATAAAACTCTCAGGGTTTTACGTGGTGGAGATAGAAATGGTAGCGGTACCATGGGTATCTTCAGTGGTAATTGGAGAAGCTTTAATGCAATAGATAGTCTATTAATATATGTATCTGGTGGAAGCTTTAATGCAAATTCAACCTTTTCTTTATATGGGATTAAATAATGCCTACATATACACCAATACAATCTATCACAACATCTTCAGTATCAACTGAGGTAAACTTTTCTAACATTCCTCAAACTTATCAAGATTTAGTTATTGTTGCTTCAATGAAAGGAACTACTGGCACTAACTCTGGAGTTGGTCTTCAGTTTAATGGAGACACCTCATCTCTATATTCGTTTACATATGCTCAGGGAACTGGATCAGCAGCAGAAACTGCTAGATTGGCAAACTCATCTAGTATAAATGTTGGTCCAGGAAATGCTGGAATACCAACTGCAAGTAATACTTTTGGTCCATCTGTTTTTAGTATTCAAAACTATTCGAATACAACAACAAATAAAGCAGTTATGCATAGAGGAAACAATTCAGCCAATATGGTTGGTTTATTGACTGGACTATGGAGGTCAACCTCTGCAATAACAAGTATAAGATTATTCATTTATGCTGGAAATTTTGATTCTGGATGTACTTTTGATCTTTATGGAATATCGCCAGTTGCAGCACAAGCAACAAAAGCATCTGGTGGCACAGAGATATATTATGATTCAACATATGCTTACCACGTATTTAAGGGATCTGGAATTTTTACACCAAACCAATCATTAAGTGCTGATATTTTAGTAATAGCTGGTGGAGGTGGAGGAGCTGGAGGAGGTGGAGGAGCTGGAGGACTTCTTGAATGGCAGTCTTGGCCCCTTACGGCACAAAGTTATCCTGTTGTGGTCGGTGCTGGAGGTCCTGGAGGAACAGATACCTTGCAGGGAGGAAATGGTCAAGACTCTCAATTTGGAACATTAGTTTTAGCAGGAACATATCCTCGTGGAGGTGGAGGTGGTGGTGCTATAACCACAAATCTTAGTGGTATTACTGGAGGTTCTGGAGGTGGAGGTGGGCCAGCAGATCTAAGTGCTGGTTCTGGAGGAAGTGGTTTAGCTCCTGGACAAGGCAATTCTGGCGGTACGGCATTTCAAAGACAAGCAGGAAATGGCGGTGGCGGCGGTGGAGGTGGTTGTGGAAACCAACCTAGTGGAAGTGCTGGTGGTGTAGGAACTGGTGGAACTGCAACATCTGGTGCTGCTGGAAATGGAGGTAGAGGAGCATTATATTACTCTTCATGGGGAGCCGTTACTAATACTGGACATAACGTAGGTGGAACATATTATTATTGTGGTGGTGGAGGCGGTGGATCAAACCTTGCAACTCGTGGTACTGGTGGTCTTGGCGGTGGAGGAGATGGATATAAGCAAACAGGTCCAGTGCTTGGATCAAGTGGTATGACAAATACAGGAGGCGGTGGTGGCGCAGGATGGAACACTACTGGATATAATGGTGGTTCTGGTCTTGTAATTGTGAGGTATCCAAAATGAGTATAGAAACAATGACAAAGCTTTCTTCATATACGGTTGGTGTTGGAGGCATATCAGCTATTGATTTTATAAATATACCACAAGAATATACTGATCTTAAAATTGTTATAAGTGGAAGAACTGACGAATCAAGTGATCGCTCTGTTCCGTATGTTTATTTTAATAGTGATACTTCTGCAACAACAAACTATTCATATAGAAGGCTTTATGGTATAGCATCAATAGCTACAAGTTCTGACAATGGAGCAGGAGTTATTGGTGGATATATTTCTGGTGCAACTGCTACGGCAGGAGTATTTGGAAATTTAGAATTTTATATTCCTAATTATAGTCAATATATGCAAAAAAGTATTACATCAGACGGAGTATCTGAAACTAACGCTTCTCCAGCAGGAATAGCCATAACAGCATCTTTATGGAATCAGGTAGCGCCAATAACATCTATAAAAATATATGCTGGACTAAACACATCTATAAAGTTTGTTCAACATTCTACTGCTACATTATATGGAGTAAAAAATGCTCGTGCTACTGCAGGTAATTCAATAAAAGCAACAGGTGGATCAATTAGTTTTGATGGTACATATGTTTATCATACTTTTAATAATAGTGGTAGTTTTATACCTACAGCTGGACTAACTATTGATTATTTAGTTGTTGCTGGCGGTGGGGGTGGAGCAAATGGCGGTGGTGGTGCAGGTGGTTTTAGAACATCTGCTGGAACTTCTGGTGCTAACTCTGCTTCAGAGTCAAAACTATCTTTATTTGCAAATACCCCATATACAGTTACAATTGGCGCAGGTGGAGCACCAGTTGCTTGGGCTAATAGCGGAAATGATGGAAACAATTCTGCTTTTAGCACTATAAGTTCTTTAGGTGGTGGAGGTGGTGGTGGTCCAAATGCAGCTGGTAGAAATGGTGGTTCTGGCGGTGGAGCTGGAAATATTGCAGCGGGTGGTGCACCAGCTGCTGGAAATGGAACTGCTAATCAAGGCTTAGGCGGTGGTGGTGCAGTAAGTAATGGAAATAATCAAAGCGGAGGAGGTGGCGGCGGCGGAGCAAGTGTTGCTGGAGCTAGTTTTGGCTCTGGTGGTGCTGGTGGAGCTGGACTTGCTTCCACTATCAGTGGACGTTCTATAGTATATGCTGGTGGTGGCGGTGCAGCAAATATTGCTGGTGCTGGTGGTTCTGGTGGAGGTGGTGCTGGTGGTAGTGGTACTAATGGCGCTGGAATAAATGGAACTGCTAATACTGGTGGTGGGGGTGGAGGCTCTATTTTTGGTACGCATGGTGCGGGTGGATCTGGAGTAGTAATTATTCGTTACTTAGCACAATGATATAATAGACATGAAATACTTACTAGGAGAAAAAAGTGGCATTTAGAAATCTAAGCACATCAAGTATCTTCACTGGTGTTAAAACTAGTAAGCTATGGGATCAAACCACTTTTCCAGGTACTTTTGAAAGTATACAGACTGTTTATTTAGCTAGTGCTCAAAGTACTATTTCTTTTACTAATATACCCCAGACTTATTCACATTTACAAATTAGAGTACTATCTCGTGACAATAGAGCAGCTACTGCTAATAGTGTTTTTTATCGTATTAATGGAGATACAGGTTCTAATTATTCCTACCATATTCTTGCTGGAGATGGTTCAAATACTAGTGCTGGTGCAGCAAGTTCCACTACTTTTACTTATGGAATGATACAAACATCAGCCAGCACAACTTCTAATATATTTACCGCTGGTATTATAGATATACTTGATTATTCAAACACAAATAAAAATACTACAATTAGAACTCTTCAGGGTTATGATTCTAATGGTAGCGGTCATATAAGGTTAAATTCTGGTCTTTGGATGAATACTGCTGCTGTAACCTCATTTTTAATTTATGCTGATGCTAGCGCTAATTTTGTAGCAAATTCACATTTTGCGTTATATGGAATTAGGAGCGCATAATGCCAGCAGGAGAAACATATATAAAACTTAGGTCTACTACGCTGAGTAGCACTGCTTCATCTGTGGTTTTTTCTAACATCCCACAAACATTTACAGACCTTATCATAGTATTCAATGGAACTTTGAGTTCTGGAACAAGCGTTTATGGATTGCGATACAATTCAGATAGTTCAGGCCTTTATTCTTGGACTTCGCTTCGTGGTGATGGATCTGCCGCAAGTAGTGCAAGAGACACCAACTCTTCTCGAATTTTATGTGGATGGATTGGAACAAGTCAAGTAACTGAAATAATACAGATTCAAAATTATTCAAATAGCACAACGAATAAAACAAACATTACCCGCAACAATTCAACTGTTGCAAGCACTTATGTTTCCGCAAACGTTGGTCTATGGAGAAACACTGCTGCAATTACGTCTGTAACTTTATTGCCAGATAGCAGCACGTTTGCCTCTGGCTCTACCTTTACGCTCTACGGCATAGCAGCATCTGCTTCACCACAAGCATCTGGTGGAACTATTACAACTGATGGAACATATTGGATACATACATTTACAAGTTCTGGAGTTTTTACCCCAATAAATGGTTTACAGGATGTTGACTATATGGTTCTTGCTGGTGGAGGCGGAGGAGCAGCAGGTGGTGGTGGTGCGGGGGGTTTACGCTCTACTGTAACAGCTTCTGGAAGAGGGTCTTCAGTTGAGTCAAGAATAAATTTAAGCCCTGGATCTTATGTTGTAACTGTAGGGGCTGGCGGTAACGGTAACAATTCTTATAGCGGTGGTGCTGCTACTAAAGCAGGTGACAATGGTAGTGATTCAGTATTTGCAAGCATTACATCTTTAGGCGGCGGCGGTGGTGGTTCTGCTGGAAATAATTCTTTCCCATATGTAGCAAAGAACGGTGGTTGTGGTGGTGGCGCCTCTTATTCATCAGGAACTGCAAATAGAGGTTTAGGAACAGCTGGACAAGGATATGATGGTGGTGCAGATACTATTGATGCAGCACCTTACCCTGGTCCTGGCGGTGGTGGTACTGGTCAAGATGGTCAAAGTCCACCAAACTCAAGCACTGCTGGAGCTGGTGGTAATGGAACCGCAGTAGCTATAAGTGGTTCATCTGTAACTTATGGTGGCGGTGGCGGAGGCGGCGTTTATGGAGGTGGCAGCGGTGGTGCTGGAGGATCAGGTGGTGGAGGAAGTTTTAGTAATCCAGGAGGAAATGGAACAGTTAATCTTGGCGGAGGTGGAGGAGGTACAGTAAATAATGCTGTTGGAGGTAATGGTGGAAGCGGTATTGTAATTGTGAGGTATCCACGATAATGGCTAAAACATATAAAGCATTACAGACTGTTGTTGTAGGAGCAGGAGGTGCTGCAAGCATTAATTTTACAAACATTCCACAGAACTATGATGATCTTATTATAAAACATAGTCTTAGATCTAATCATGCACAAATTTATGAATATTGTGGGGTAAGGTTTAATAGTAACAGTTCATCAATTTATAGTCTTAAAAATCTTCGTGGTAATGGCTCTACCGTAATTAGTCAAACTCTTACCAATCAGACAAGATTTGAGTTTGAAATGGCGGAAGGAAATACAGCAACATCAAACACATTTAGTAATGGTGAGTTTTATATCCCAAATTATAGAGGAAGTGCAAATAAGTCTGTAAGTTCTGAATCGGTCCAAGAAACAAATGCCACCCTTGCTTATTCTGCTATGGATGCTGGAATCTGGGCAAGCACTGCAGCAATTACAGATATTCAAATTTTTCCTACTGTTGGAACTTTATGGAATCAATATTCTATGGCTACTCTCTATGGCGTAGGTGGTGCTCGTGCAACTGGTGGTACTATAACTGCTGATGGATTATATACATATCATACTTTTACATCAAGTGGAGCTTTTATACCTCTTGAAAATATAGAAGGAATTGATTATCTTGTTGTTGCAGGTGGTGGAGGCGGAGCTGGATGGTACGGTGGCGGAGGTGGAGCTGGAGGTCTTAGATCTAGTAGAGTAAGAACTGGTGGTGGGGGATCAGTTCAAAATCAAATTAATGCTATTGCTGGAACAACATATTCGGTAACTGTTGGTTCTGGAGGTGCATCTCAAACAAATGGAAATAACTCTATATTTGCTAATGTAATGTCTACTGGAGGAGGACGTGGTGGAAGCTATCAGTCTAATGCTCCTGGTGGTAACGGAGGTTCTGGAGGAGGTGGTGGTGCTGGTAATGCTGTAGGTGGTGTTTGGCTTCCAGGAGGAACTGGAACTGCAAATGAAGGATATGGCGGTGGTACTGGACATGCATCTAATGCTGGTGCTCCAGGAGGCGGTGGTGCAGGTGCTGCTGCTAGTAATGCACCAGCTTCTCCAAATGGAACTGCTACAGATGGTGGCATAGGTGTTGAGCTTGCTGTTTTTGCTAATCCAACAGGAACTGGCTCTAATAATTATTATGCAGGTGGTGGAGGTGGTGGCTCTACTGTTGGCGGTGGTAATGGAGTATATGCTGGAGTTGGCGGTCTTGGTGGTGGAGGCGCTGGCTCTCTTGTTGCAAACAGTGGAACTGGTGTGGCTGGAACTGCTAATACTGGTGGTGGGGGTGGAGGATCTGCCTACAATGTAAACTCTGGTGGAGCTGGTGGATCTGGTATAGTAATTGTTAGATATCCAAACACTTGACAATAAATAATCTTAATGCTACAATATAGAAAACAAAGGAGAAATAATGACAATTGATTTTGCATCAATGTTATCAAATGATCAAAAGCGACAACTTATTCTTAATCGTATTCAGCAGTTTGTTGCTGAGGGGTATCAATTAACTCTTAATAAACGTACCGCTGAAAGTCTGGGATCTAATACACAAGTAGAGTCTACAGAAAAAGCAATTGCAGTTCTTGAAGAAGCAATTCGTGTTCATAAAGAAGAGCTTGATAAGATTCCATCTACTGAAGAACAGGCATAGTTAGCACTTTAAAAAACTTATAGTCCTATACCTATACAAAAGGTATAGGCTTTAGTTTTTACGTTTGCAACTTAATAAATAAAGTGATATACTTAGGGAGTACTTGCAAAAAGTTCAAGTACTATCATTATAAATCTAAAATTTGAAAGGTAAGTGTTATAAATGTCAGAGTTCTTTTCTTTTCGTTTGCTAGATGAGTTTGTTTCAAAATATGAATCAACTCCCGCCCCATTTGGTTTTGCCGATGCAGGGGGTAACTCTTTAGGAGAAATTACGTTTATTCGTACATATTCTCGTGTAAAGGAGGATGGCACAAAGGAAAAATGGCATGAGGTATGTCGTCGTGTTATTGAAGGCATGTATTCAGTTCAAAAAAATCACGCTAAAGAAAATCGTTTGCCTTGGAATGATAATAAGGCTCAGAAGTCTGCTCAGGAAGCCTATGATCGTATGTTTAATCTTAAGTGGACTCCCCCAGGTCGTGGCCTATGGGCATTTGGTACCCCTATGACAATGGAGAAGCGTAACTCTGCTTCTCTACAAAACTGCGCTATGGTCTCTACTCGTGACCTTGATAGAAATGATCCAGGGGCATTATTTGCTTGGGTTATGGATGCTTTAATGCTTGGTATTGGTGTTGGGTTTGATACTGTTGGTCAGGATAAGGATCTTCTTATCTATGCCCCCACAGAACCAGCGGTAGTGTATGAAATCCCAGACACAAGAGAAGGATGGGTAGAAGCAACAAGACTGCTTATAAACTCATTTTTAAGGCAAAATCAGCCTATACAGGATTTTGACTATAGCCTTATCCGACCCATGGGTGCCCCAATTAAGGGCTTCGGAGGCGTTGCAAGCGGTCCACAACCACTCATTGACCTCCATACACGGATTCGTAAAGTTATTGGCTCCAGAGCTGGAGAAAAGCTAGACTCTCGTGCAATTGTTGATATCGTAAATCTTATTGGAACATGTGTTGTTTCTGGAAATGTTCGTAGATCAGCAACTCTTGCTTTAGGTGCTGCTGGCGATGATGCATTTATTAATCTTAAGAATGCAGAAATATTCCCAGATCGTAACTCGTTTGATCCAGAAAATCCAGGGTGGGCATGGATGTCAAATAATTCTATCTCTGCTACTGTAGGAACAAAGTATGAAGACTATGTTGATCTTATTGCAAATAATGGAGAGCCAGGTTTTATTTGGCTTGATGTTGCTCGTAATTTTGGTCGCCTTGCAGATCCAGCAGATGGAAAAGACTATCGTGTTATGGGATTCAACCCATGTGCTGAACAGCCACTAGAATCATATGAGCTTTGTACTCTAGTTGAGGTTCATCTTAATAGGCATGACTCAAAAGAAGACTTTCTACGAACATTAAAATTTGCATATTTGTATGGCAAGACGGTAACTCTTATGCCTACACACTGGCCTACAACAAATGGCATTATGCAGCGCAATCGTCGTATTGGAACATCTCTTACTGGTATTGCATCTTTTGCAGATACCCACGGTATGCCAACGACTCGTGAATGGATGGATGAGGGATATAAGACCATCCGTAAATACGATCACTCATATTCTGAGTGGCTTTGTGTTCGTGAATCAATTCGTGTTACAACCGTAAAGCCATCTGGCTCTGTCTCAATTCTTTCTGGTGCTACCCCTGGAGTTCACTGGGGACCTGGAGGAAACTACTTCCTTCGTGCCATTAGATTTGGTGATGCAGATCCTATGCTTCATTTATTTAAAGCCGCAGGGTACAAGATTGAAAAAGATCTAGTATCTGCCAATACTCAAGTAGTATATTTCCCAGTAGCATCTGGACATCCAAGATCAGAAAAAGATGTAAGCCTATTTGAAAAAATTGGTCTTGCTGCCAGCACACAAAAATATTGGTCAGATAATGGTGTTTCTGTCACATTATCTTTTGATAAAGAAACAGAGACTAAGCACATTGCTCCAGCTCTTCATATGTACGAAGGGCAGCTAAAAGCAGTTTCATTCTTGCCAATGGGCAACACTGTTTATCCTCAGCAACCATATACTCAAATTACAAAAGAAGAGTATGAGTCATATATCGGAAAGATTGCAAAGATTAATTTTAATGCAATTTACGACGGTGTTGAAAATCTTGAGGCTCAGGGAGAAATGTACTGCACTACAGATGCATGTGAGATAAAAATATCTTAAGCATGGTAAAATAGGGTAGGAGCAAAATGACTATCCAATCTAACCTGTATGTAGAAAAAGTAAATTCGGAGCATCCGCTTGCAGTATGGATGCTTAATGATCAGCTTGACTATATTCAGTTAGTTACTGAGGCTGAAAGATACTTTGAAGACTCTGGAGAGTGGACATTAACAAATGCCACGGCATCAGCAGAACCATTAAGCTCAAATACTCCATTTAGGGATAGTCACTCAAGTAGAATAATTGGCTCTGTTCCATCTGGGCCAACTATGACTATACAAGCCCTTAGTGTATTTGAACAGGACCTAGCAGATTATAATAATGATCTTGCTAATTTTGCTATGGCATTTCATATATATTTTGATACAACATATCAAACATCTCTAACTTATGGGTATCAATATTATGATCCAATCTCATTACTTACTGTTGAGGTAACAACATCTGATAGTCTTAACTCATCAGATTCTAATATATGGAAGTTTTTTTCTCATACTTTTGAAAATCCTCCAGCAACAGCTCAAAATATAAAATTAATTATTAGAGTTAATGTTGACTCTGGTGGATCTGCTGGAGAATATGATTTTATTATAAACGGATTAACTCTAGGTCAATGGTCAGAAGAATTTAATAGAACTTCTTTGGGTGTAAATCCAACACCTCTACCAGCAGGAATTGCATTCAATGGTTCTCCAGACTGTATAGAGGCTCTTCCATATGGAACATCCTCCCTGAGTGGATACTATATAGCGCATGATGATAAGTTGTATGCAATTAACTATGGCATTCCTTTAGTTTATGGATCATCAAATGTGACTAGAACTGCCCCACATGAACACAGCGGTGAGTATTGGCCAAGCGTTATTTTTCCAGGGTACGGATTTTTAAATGAACGTGGCAAGTTTAATGAATATACAGTAGAGATGTGGGTAAGTCTTAATAGTGATGCAATTGCTCCAAGAAAATTTTTCGGTCCAATTACTGGCAATGATGGCTTGTATGTAGAAGATGGATTCTTGACAATGGTTGTTGGCAAAAACTTTGGATCTTACTTTGTTGGCGAGTGGTCTAGGCCAATGCTTATTCAAATACGATATGTACAAAATAATATATCTATGCTTGTAAATGGTGAGCAGGTTGTATCTTTTGATTTTGTTGAGTCAGACTTAATTCTTCCAGATGAATATAATTCTTCTAATGAAAGCCAAGATTGGTTAGCATTTTACTCCTATGAAGACTTAAGGAATATTGATATTGACTCTTTTGCCATTTATCCATATTCTGTGCCAGTTGAAGTAGCAAAACGTAGGTGGGTTTGGGGTCAGGGTGTGGTAGCTCCAGAAACTACTAATGCATCTCTTAATGCTACTACAGCTTTTAACGATTATGCATTTGCCGACTATTCTGTAAACTATAATTATCCAGACTTTGCTTCATGGAGGCAGGCATATTTTTCTAATGTTGAAACATCTTCAAATTATCTTAGTCTTCCAAATTATGCAAAGCCAGAGGTGTATACTCAAGATTTTACAGAGCAAGAGTGGTATGATGATAATCAAGCTGCACAAACATCGAATGCTTTGAAGTATTATACCTTTAGACCAAATGCTGGATGGAACTCAAAAACCTGCTATATCTACTTTGATAATTTTGCAGTATTAAATGATCGGGTAGAGTCATTTTATGGAATATTTGAGTCTGATGGAACATCTGTAAATGAGCCGTTATTTAAAATACAAAACACAGTAACCAAAGATTATTTAACGTGTAGTATCAATTCAACAACTGTTACATATACTATAAATATAAGTGGAACAAATACTACACTAGCAACTAAAACAATTACCGCCAATAATAAATTTGTTGTTGGTTTTAATATTCCACTGCTTTCATTGAGAGCAATAACTGGAATTAATAAATTCTTTACAAACCAATCCTTGCTTAATCTTTATGTTCATGGCGATGGTACTACAACATTTAAAGGCAAAGGATATGCTATAGGCTTTAATAATGTTTATAATAATAAAAAAATACAGAATGCTTATGACTCTACTGGTATTTTTAAAATATCTGATACCGAATCAATAACAAATGCTGTAGCATCCAATAATCAGATAACGTTTACAGCAAACAATACTTTTATTTTAGGAGACAAGGTTACAACGTCTGGTGTAACATCCTCGCCAGCTGGAAACTTTAATTTATCAGATCAAACCATAGTAAAAAGATCAGATGCCAACTTTATAATTTCTAATGCTGCAACCGGAACTTATACGTCTGGAGGTACAGCCACGGTATCTCAAGAAAACAGAGCAATGAATATCCTAAACTATAAGGCAAACTATACCTTTATCCCATTGGAACAATATAATATATTTTTTACTGACATTGCTGTATCTGGATATTGGGAAGACTATATGCCATTGTCATATTTTGGCAGGTTTACTGAAGACTATGATGGAGAAACATACTACGATGTTGACTCAATTCAGGTAAATCTTGATTACCCAGAACCTTTAGAGATTGACTCTATCGAATCTACAGCTTCGTGGATATATAGTGACCTTGAAGCAAGATATGATTCTCCAGTTCAGCAAACATATTCTGAGTTAGATAATAACGTTTATTCTGGCTGGGATGATTATGAAGATATGGAAGAAGATTCTACTAAATATTATTATTATCCTACAACAGATAATACAGTTAGGTCGTTTGTTTCATTTCAAAGAATTTCTCAGGGTGTAAATAAAAAACTAATAGATTTTGAAAACTTTGATGTGGCACGAGTAAAGGGAGTTGTTGATCCAAGCCTTGTTTCAACTCCATGGGAAACCACAGCCTTTGAGTTTGTTGACGGCTCTGTTATTTATCCACCTACCGTTGATCAAAACAACGATCCAGTTGACTTTAATGATTTAGCTCTCGTATATCATTTAGATTTTAATTGTCAGGGTATCGTGCATCATCCAATTATATTTAGAGAGCTTCAATTTGCATCAGAAGTTCTAGAAAGACAAGAGTTTACTCCAATAGGAACAAAGTTTGGTGCACAGGTCTACCCATATAGCCGCCTTGGTCTTTATTTTAATTTTAAAGAAAAAAATCCAATATCTATTTATAAAGGAAGCACCCCACACTTATATCTAAATAGACACTCTGGTTGGAGAATACGTGGAGACTTCAATTTCTTAGTTGATAGAGGGGTATCATTGCCAGTAAATCCACAAGGAGGTATTGATATAGACGTAAGTGCTATTCAGATGTGGATTCGTTTTGCAGACAGGGTATTTCCAACTGCTGATCTAGAAATATTTTCTATAGATTTTAAAGATGCTATTTATGATTTTTATATTCATGCAGATGAAAGCACACAGCGTGGATATATTTATGCAAAGAATAGAGAAACTAGTGCGATAGTGGATACTATTCAGTATTATGTTAATGGTCAATATGTGGATACCCCATATATTGTAAACGAACAATGGACAGTCCTTGGTATGTCGTTTCCTGCATTGCTCAGCTTTGATTCCTATGTTGGAAGAATTAATCTAAATGGCCCACTGACATATAATAATATTTCTTATTATTTATCAACTAATCTCCAGCAAACCCAGCAGGTTATTTCTAGAATCTGGGGAGACGTAAATAATGAAACATGGAACTATTGGAAGAACCTTCCTATCATAGAGCCTGACGGATCTACACATTTAGCATATTGGAATAATATTAGTGTACTTAGTTCTACAAATATTTATGATATTAATCCAGAATTTATCTATAAAAAGTATGTTGGAACTGATCGAATAATAATTGATGACAATAGTGGCCCCCTGTCGCTTGAACCAGAAGAATTTACATTCTATAATGAGGTAATTTGGTCAACTTCAGTATCTAACGCTGTATAATCTGGTATACTTGTGGTTATGAATCCGCTTATTAGTCAAAAAACTGGTAAACCACTTGTTAGTAATGTCAGAAAAAAAGTTATTGATAAGAGCTATGACTGGGGTCTATATGTATATAAGAAGTCTACTGGAAAATGGTTTACAGACGGAGAAGGAAATGTTTTAAATATCCCTTCAATGAAAGGTGATATTTCTAAAATTTCAGAACTTAAGAAAGCCGCTATGCACTACGGAGATGATGGTCAGGGTGAAGCAATATTTGTTCCAGGCCTTACCAGGATTTCAGATGAAGAATATACAGAGCAAATGGAAAGAATGAAGCAAGGCTTAATCCCATCCATGAATGATCTCGGTGCTTGGCATGCTGCACAACAAACTTTAGACACACACGGGAGAGATATTTACGAAAATGGATAGAGACTACAATTATATTGAAGCTAGCATAAATACTCAGTCTGAAGATGACAATATTTTTAGGGGTCAGGATCCGTTTAGCAAAAGCTGGTCAGACCTAAAAGAACTAACTGGTATGGACGCTAATTTTAAGCGTAGAACTGTTAGGAGTATGTCAAAATATGTTAATACTACTAATCCATCTCCAAAGTATTTAGAAGATGCACTTAGCACTTCCACTGGTCGGGATGGTACAAAGTCTAAGCAACTAAATCCAGGAACAATATATCAAAACGGATATGGCATGTTTGATGTTATTACCCCACCATATAATATGTATGAGCTTTCTAGCTTTTATGATACATCTTTTGCCAACCATGCAGCTATTGATGCTAAGGTAGAAAATACAGTAGGCCTTGGATATCGCTTTGATCTAACAGATAAAACAATGCTTAGGTTTGAAATGAATGACGATGCAGATGCAGTAAATCGTGCAAGAAAGCGCATTGAAAGACTTAAGATCGAACTTCGTGATTGGCTTGAATCATTAAATGATGATGATAGTTTTCAGAAGACAATGGAAAAGTTTTATACAGATGTTCAAGCTACTGGAAATGGATATCTTGAAATAGGTCGTACAGTAAGTGGAGAAATCGGATATGTTGGTCATATCCCTGCAACTACGGTTCGTGTTCGCAGACTTAGGGATGGTTTCGTTCAGATTATTGGTCAGAAGCTAGTTTACTTCCGTAATTTTGGAGCTACAAACACTAATCCAATAACATCAGATCCAAGACCAAATGAAATTATCCATTATAAAGAGTACTCCCCATTAAACACATTCTATGGTGTTCCAGATATTATTGCTGCTATGCCATCTTTAATTGGTGACTCTCTTGCTGCACAATATAATATTGATTATTTCCAAAATAAAGCGGTTCCACGATATGTCATCGTAACTAAGGGAGCAAAACTCTCTGCCGATGCAGAAGATAAAATGTTTAGATTTTTGCAGACTGGGTTAAAGGCTCAAAATCACAGGACTCTGTATATTCCACTTCCTGGCGATACCGATAATAGCAAGGTAGAGTTTAAGATGGAGCCTATTGAAAACGGTATACAAGAAGGTTCATTTAAAGAATACCGTAAACAAAATCGTGATGATATTTTAATTGCACATCAAGTTCCTATCTCTAAACTTGGTGGAGCGGAGTCTGGTGCTATTGCTGCTGCTTTAGCACAAGATAGAACATTCAAAGAGCAAGTATCTAGACCAGCACAGAAGCATTTAGAAAAGGTAGTAAATAAGATTATTCGTGAAAAAACAGATATTCTTGATCTTAAATTTAATGAACTTACTTTGACTGATGAAATTACACAATCTCAAATTATTGAAAGATATGTAAAGGCTCAGGTTATGACTCCAAACGAAGCTCGTGAAAAGCTAGATCTTCCACAGAGGCCAGATGGTGACGATCCATTCGTAATGTCCTCAAGGGAAGCAGCTGATGCTAGAGCAAATTTTGCTGGGAATCGTGAAAGAGACTCTGAAAGAACAAATAATCAATCAGATGGCGAGGCCACTATATCTGGAAGAAATCCACAGGGAGAGGGTCGTTCATCCACATAATTATCCACATATTGGATAAAATATTTGGTATAATTGGTTTGATATGAATATCAATAAAGCACACTGGGTTACTGAAGGAGATAATGTCCGTCTATCAATGCCTATTGGCAAGGTAGATGTTGAGCGTAGAATAGTATCTGGTTTTGCAACACTAGACAATATTGATAAGCAAGGCGATATTGTTACTACAGAAGCTAGCCTAGATGCATTTAGAAAATTTCGTGGCAATCTTCGTGAAATGCATCAACCATTAGCGGTTGGAAAAGTTTTATCTTTTAAGGAGGATCGCTACTTTGATCCAAATACAAAAAAGTTTTATAGTGGTGTTTATGTTTCATCATATATATCAAAGGGTGCACAAGATACTTGGGAAAAAGTTCTTGATGGAACACTAACTGGTTTTTCTATCGGCGGGAATATTACAAAGTCCGATGACTCATATGATGATAAGCTAGACAAGTCAATTAGAATTATTAAAGAATATGATCTACACGAGTTATCATTAGTAGATAATCCTGCAAACCAATTTGCCAATGTCGTTTCTATTGAAAAGGTAAATGGAGAAACTAAGATGGGTGGATACCTTTCAAAGGCAGAAATTGAAAATGTTTTCTGGGATCAAGATAATGATGTTGTTCTTGTGTCAGCAGCTGATAATGAAGTAAGTCCACACTCTGGTAAGCCTATGCAGAATATTGGTTTTGTTGAAAAAAGTGATTCAGATAATGTAGAAATAATAAAGTTCTTAGTTGATAGTGCAAAAGGCATTAAGACAATTAAGATGCAAAAGGAGGAAAGTCCTATGACAGAAGAAACAACAACAGAAGCAGTTGCTACAGAAGTTACTGCAGAAGAAGTAGTTGAAAATGTTGAGGTCGCTCCAGAGGCACAGCCAGCAGAAGCTACAGATCCTGTGGTTGAAGAAGCTGCTGCTCCTGCTGAAGAAGGTGCTCCTTCTGAAGAGCCTGCAGTTGAACCTGCAGCTCCAGAAGTCACAGAGAGTGCAGATGTTGCAAAATCCGAACAGGCTATCGCTGACGCCGTTGCAGACATCAAAAATTCTCTTACTAATGCCTTTGGCGATCTAGCAGCAACCGTTAAGTCAATTAACGATAAAGTTGCTGAGTTAAGCAAGTCCCTTGCAGATGTAACAACAAGTGTTGCTGCGGTAACAACTGAAGTTACAGGTGTAAAGAACGGCTTTAACGAGTTTGGCAAGCGTGTCGATAAAGTTGAGGCTGACACAGCTTTCCGCAAGTCTGGCGATCTTGGCGAGATCGTTCAGGAATTGGTGGAAACACCAGTTCAAAAATCCCTATGGGGCGGTCGTTTCCTCAAAAATACCGACCTATTTAATTAAAAATCACTAGGAGGTGAAATATATGTCGGAACAAGAAAACAATGAGATCGTAAAGAATTACCCAGGCGCTCCAACAGTTGCACATCAGCATGCTGGAGATGGATCTTTTGCTTCAGGTGGTATTGGTGATGCAACAGCAACCAGCCCAACCTCTAACAATATTGGTTCAAACCTTGGTAACATCGCAACACCTTCGTGGGGCGATACTACAGGTCCAAACGCAGTAAACCCAACTGGTACACCAGGTGGTATTCTGCTTCCAGAGCAGGCTCGTCGCTTCATCGACTATGTGTGGGATGCAACAGTTCTCGCCAAAGATGGACGTAGAGTTACAATGCGGGCTAACACCATGGAACTTGAAAAAGTTAACGTGGGTGAGCGAGTAATTCGTGCTGCTGCACAAGCAAGCAACGACTATACAAACGCAGGTGCTACATTCACAAAGGTAGAGCTTACAACCAAGAAGATTCGTCTTGATTGGGAAGTTTCAACTGAAGCATTAGAAGACAATATTGAAGGTGGTGCTCTTGAAGATCACCTCGTTCGATTGATGACAAATGCTTTCGCTAACGATATCGAAGATCTCGCTATCAATGGTGACGGCGTTACTGGTGACTTCCTTTCCATTATGGAAGGCTTCGTCTATGGTGTAACAACCTCAGGCGACGCTCATGAGGCAGTCGTTTCTGTCACAAATGACAACTGGACAACCGAGGTAATGCAGGAGATCATCCTTGCAATGCCACGTAAGTATCGTGCCGTAAAGCAGAACCTCAAGTTCTATGCTGGTACAGATGCATTCCAGGGTATTGTCAAGAACAACGGTACACTTGCTGATGCAATTGCTGAAGCATTTGCTCCACGCACTGGTGGTACAGAGCGTAACCGTCAAGCATACCTTGATGGCGCTGCTCAGACCTTCGGTGGAGCACGTACAACCCGTGTTCTCGGTGTTGACGTTATGGAAGTTCCTTACTACCCAGCAGATTATGTCGATTTGACATTCCCTGCTAACCGTGTTTGGGGTTTCCAGCGAGACATCACTGTGAATCGTGAGTACAAGCCAAAGAAGGATACAATTGAATACACTGTATTCGTCCGCTTTGGTGTGCAATGGGAAGAGCTTGATGCTGTTTCCTTCGCAGATGTCAGCACAGGTTCATAATTAGTCTTTTAGACTAAAAAAGATAAGGGGAGTGAGTAAAATCGCTCCCCTTAATCATATTCTGGTATAATTGCTGTAAAGGAGTGATTATGGAAAGTTTAGAAAATAATGAAAATAAAATTTTAGATCAAGAAGATGACGGAAAAACGTTTGCTGGTGGAGCACTTTTTGGTGATGATGTAGAGTCAGACGAATTAGAGTCAGATTTAGCTGAAGAACCAAAAGTAGAAAATCTTAAAGCTGAAGAGCCTAAAGTTGAAAAGGTAAAGGAAGAAAAACCTAAAAAGGCTGTTAAAAAAGAAGAACCTAAACCAGAAGAAGTAAAGGAAATAGCTCTTCATGCTGAGGCTAATCTGTTTAAGTTTGGCCTTGGAGAACTTAAGAAAGGCTATAATATTGTTGATAAAGAAGCAGCAGAGTTTTGGTTAAAACACAGAAAGGTAAGGATTGCAACTCCAAGAGAGTTAGCAAGATATTACGGTAAAGAATAATGAATGTTCTCAGAGTTCCGCCATACCCACTAACAATATCTTATACTGTTCCAGATCCTAATGAAGAGTATTACTTAGTCATAAAGGAAAAAGACAGAAATATTATTGAGGATGAGCTTGCTCTGACATCTGATTCTAATAGTGTTATTACTTATACTCTTCCAGAATGGTTCTCTGATTATGATGAGTCTTATTATGTAACTATTTATACTACCTTGCTTGGTGATCCAGACGAGGTAGTTATAGAAGATAACTTAAATATTGAAAGACCATATGTAAATCCAGCAACCCTTGGCACAACTGCAACGGAGATAGCTGAATATACACAGTATGAATTTATTGCTAGGGCACTTATAGATTCTATAGTTCCAGGTGGATTCTATTATATGACATATTGGTTAGAAACAACTGGACAAAATACAGACTATTTACCAGTTTGGCCAAGAACATATAAAATTCTAAAGGCTTATGAAAATACAGAATTAGTTTGGGACTCAAGCGAATCCCCATCTGCTTTAGGTGATTGGAACTATATCTTAACTAAAGATAAAACAGCTATATTAAAAGATCCAGTTCAGGCAGTTGATTCTATTAATTACCTAGCATCTAATCCAGTCGGAGTAGATCTTGCAATTTCAGATTCATTTGCTTTTTATGATACTCAAGATAGTGGCAACATGTTTGCAGTTAAGCCAGGTGTAACATTTCCAATGGATGTAGATTATCTTATCTTGCTGGAGACTGGGTATAAAGTTGTTCCATATGATATTCAAGAAGCAACTAAACTTTTAATCAACGATATTAAATGTGGAAAGCTAGAATATTTTAAGCGTGGTATTACAAGTTATTCAACTGATCAGTACAGAATGCAGATTGATAAATCAGTTTTAGACGGTACTGGCAATATTATTGTTGATAAAATATTAGATAAGTATATAGTAAATGTCAATAAACCTGGGATGTTGTGATGGAATGCGAAACACCAGACTTTATGTTTCCACTTTATGCAGATATTTACTACCCGATAATTACGCAAGGAGCATATAATGAAGTTAAAAAAGAGTGGGTTTTTGATCGGACTATTATTTGTAACGCTTCCCCTGTTGGTGGTGCTGGCGAAGAAGATATTAAGCCAGCTGAATTTCTCCAATATGAAAATAAACTCGTGGCACGAAGCAGAACCGACCTCAGAATAACATCTAATGAAAATAAACAAGCAGTAACAAATATTTTAATTACTAATATTAGAAATATGGGCGGCGAATTAATTTACAAAGAAACTGCTGGCACTAGAAAAGGTCGTGGAACAATATATGAAGTTGCCACCCTAGAACCATTTCTTGGACCATTTAATACTATAGAATACTATAAAATGCTATGGAGACGTTCTGAAAATCAGAGCGCTGGAGATTAATGAGAGTAAGAATGAATACCAAAGCGCTTGAAGCAGATCTTGCTAATCTAGTTGAGTATTCTGTGGGATATCTAGATGGTATACAAAAAGGGAAAAAAGAATTTTTAAATGGGCTTGGGGTTATTACAATCCAGGCATTGGGCCAATACATAGATGCAAGTGCTAGAGGAAATAGAGAAGCTCTTCATCACGTTTATGAGTGGTATCAAGAAGGCAGCCCTTCTGCAAGACTGTTTGATTTACAATATACTGTTAGCAATTTAGGTCTTTCAATAGGATCTACGTTTAGACAGTCAAGCACAATGTCTCGTGACGCTAATAAGCCATTCTATGATAAGGCTAGAATTATGGAGCTCGGTCTCTCTGTAATTGTAAAACCAAAAGGAGATAACCCACTTGTTTTTGAAGCTGGTGGAGAAACAGTTTTTACTAAAAAGCCAGTCACTATTGAGGCCCCTGGAGGCATAGAAACCCAGGGATCGTATGAAAGAGTATTCGATCAGTTTATGTTACAATATTTTAAGCAATCATTTTTGAAGGCCTCTGGAATTTATGATTATATTAAAAAGCCAGTTTTATATAAGAAGAATTTTAAGGCTGGAATTAAAGGCGGAGGCAGATCAAAAGGGTATCAAACAGGATACCGATGGATTGCTAATGCTACGACTGGAGTTGATATAAGTGCCTAATTTAGCAGCAAATCTACCATATCCACCACACTGGATAAATGCATATTTAAGAGCAGAGCTAGAAAAATATGACGATATTGGTGTAAGTAGCACACAGGCCCTATCTCCTATTTTTGCTACAACTCCTACTAATATAACTGAATTATGGAACCAGATACTCCAGTCTGGGGAGGTATCTAATCCGCTGCTTATCCAGTATGAGCACTTGATGAGGTTTAGGTCTAGACCATTTTATGGAGTAAGAAAAGAGCAGATTGTCTATTATTTATATAGCGATACAACAGCAAATATTTATAATGCAATAAATGTAATAACTTACCTGTTTGACCGAGAAGACGCTGCGGCACAAGATCTAAATAAATGGGCAGTAGAAAATGCAGCTTCTGTAGGACAGCCACATAATGTATATTTTCACAATATGAAGGTTTACCATATAGATGAATCTAGGGATGTTATTGAGCTTGGATCTGCAAAGACATTTACTGCAAATAAGATTATTGTTGAGTATGACTATCACCTTTCTGTAGACCCTCAGACTTTTCCATATACCTAAAAATGATGTTATAATTGGTGTGAGGAAACACGCCAACAATTTAATAACAATTTAAGAAATAAGAGGTGAAAATATGCCATATAGCCGTGGTAATTCTAATAATATCATCGTCGGTGCTGCTGCGTTCTTCGTTGCAGACACAACGCTTGATAATTCCACACTGCCAGCTTTTGTAAGCTCTGAGTCTTATAAGGACACCCTTTCTGACGAAATCGACTTCACAAACGTTGGTTATACAATGAATGGTCTTGAATTACAATTCCAACCAGATTTCGGTGAAGTTCAGGTTGATCAGCTTCTTGACGTTGCTAAGCTCTTCAAGCAGGGTATGCAAGTTAATCTTGTTACTGCTTTTGCTGAAGCAACACTTGAAAACCTTCTTCTTGCAATTGCAGGACAGAGCGCTGATCTTACTGGTACCAAGTCAACATCCGCAGGTCAAGTTCTTAACATGTCCGCAGGAGAGCTTGGTGAATGCCCAGTTGAGCGAGGAATCATTGCAGTCGGTCCAGGAACTGGAGACTGTGCAGAATCTGATGTGATTGAGCGTGTTTACGCTGCATATCGTGCACTCTCTATTGAGAGCGTTACAGTATCTGCAAAGCGTGATGAGCCTTCGATGTTCGAAGTTTCATTCCGTCTTCTTCCAGATGATACAGATGCATCATATGGAAAGCTCATAGACCGTACTTGGACACCAGCTTCGTAATTTAGCTTCCAAGTCCAACATTGCCCACCCATAGCGGTGGGCTTTGTTGTTTATGATAGAATGGTATGAATGGCTACTAAATTATACAAAAATAATTATGTTCAAACTATTGATGGTAAAAAAATAAAAATAACACCATTAAAGTTAAAATATTTGTATGATTTTATGGACCATTTTGAAACTATAGGTAACAGCAAAAATGATGAAGAAGCCATAGAAGTTTTAGTTGAATGTGTCAGAATTTGTATGATGCAGTATTATCCAGAAATATCTAATTCAACTGAAGATATAGAGGATAATTTTGATATGCCAACAATATATGAAATATTAGATTATAGTGCTGGCATTAAGATGAATAAAAATAAACAAGATAAAGATGTAAAACAGCAAGCTGTAGAAAGCAAAGATAAAAATGACTGGGCTAGTTTTGATTTATTGTCTATAGAGTCCGAGGTTTTTTTACTCGGTATGTGGAAAAATTTTGATGAAATGGAAGAGTCTATTTGTTTGCCAGAACTTATACATTTAATATCTACACAAAGAGATTTAGATTATAAAGAAAAAAGATTTATGGCAGCTCTGCAAGGTGTTGATCTTGATAAGGGGACAGGGTATTCTGGTGGAGAACAGGCAAAGGGGCAAAAAGAATGGGAAGATCTTAAAGCAAGAGTTTATAGTAAAGGCAAAGCTACAGATAGTAATGATATTCTTGCTCTTCAAGGACAAAATGCAAAGAAGGCTGGCTTTGGTATTGGCATGGGGCTAGACTATGAAGATTTAAGAAGTTCTCCAAATAAAAATGTTTAGCTATGCTATAATTGAGTTACCTATATATATGGAGGAAAAATGGCTACAACAACGCATGAGGCTAAGACCCTCACGCTAATCGATGGAACAACCATCGAAGTTCGTCCGCTTAAAATATCGCTTCTCAAGCCTTTTATGGCAAAATTTGAGGGCATTGCATCAGTTCAGGAAGACAATGATAAGTCATTAGGTCTTCTTATGGAGTGTGTACAAATAGCAATGAAACAGTACAAGCCTGAAATGTCTGCTGATATTGCTAAGTTGGAAGATGTTCTTGATCTACCGACTGTGTATAAGATTGTCGAAGCAGCTTCTGGAATTAAGCTTTCAGAGGTTACAGACCTTCTTAATACCACAATTGAATAAAAATTAAAAGAGGTGAGTAAATGGCTGACGTTAATTCTAATATTAGTATTAATATAGATTCGTCTAAAGCCTTAAGTCAACTCAAATCTTTACAACGACAGATAGCTCAATTTCATCTATCTGTAGCAAAGTCTAGCGAAGCAGCTGCATTAGCTCAGCGTGACCTGCAGAGAAATCTTATAAATAGTATTAACTCTATTGGAGCTTTCTCTGCAGAGCTTCGTACCGTAAAAACATCTGCTGAAAACTTTACAACATCGCTTGAAAAGAATAAATTTTCAATGCGGGAATACTTCCGCTATGCTGGTGCATCTACAAAAACATTTGGCAGACTATTTAAATCTGAATTCGACACAATCGGCAGGGTAGCAGAGGAAAGAGTAAAAAGGCTTCAGACTCAATACATAAAGCTTGGTCGTGATACTACTGGCGCAATGAAGGCTATTGCTGTCATGCCAACAGAGCTCAATCTTAAAGATCACTCTACACAGCTTCAGCTAACTGCACAAAGACAAGCAATCTTTAATCAACTTGTAAAACAAGGATCTACTAATCTTCTTAATTTTGGTAAAAATACTCAATGGGCTGGTCGCCAGCTTATGGTTGGTTTTACCATACCAATTACTATGCTTGGCACCGCTGCTGCAAAAACATTTATGGATATGGAAACTGCAGCAATTAAATTTAAAAAAGTATATGGAGATTTATTTACACCAGCCGCAGAAACCCAACAAGCGTTAGATAGCATTCAACAGCTTGGAAATGCTTTTACCAAATATGGTATTGCTGTATCAGATACAGTTTCATTAGCAGCAGAAGCAGCTGCAGCTGGCTTCCAAGGTTTAGATCTACAAAGACAAACAACAGAAGCAACACGACTACAGGTTCTTGGTCAGATTGATGCACAAAAAGCATTAGAGACGACCATATCTCTTCAGAATGCATTTCAGATGTCATCAGAAGATCTGGCTGAATCTATTAACTTCTTAAACGCAGTAGAAAACCAGACTGTCGTATCTCTTGATGATATTACAACTGCAATACCTAAAGCAGCACCAGTGGTAAAACAACTTGGCGGAGATGTTAAAGATTTAGCATTTTTTATGGCTGCTATGAAAGAGGGTGGTATCAATGCATCAGAAGGAGCTAATGCTCTAAAGTCTGGTCTTGCTTCATTAATTAATCCTACTGATAAAGCAAGAGAGATGATGCAAGGATTTGGCATAGATATTGATTCTATTGTTAATAAAAATGCAGGCAATGTAAAGCAAACAGTTATAGAGTTTGCAATGGCATTAGACAACTTATCTGATCTTAATAGGCAAAGAGCTATAGAGCAGTTGTTTGGTAAGTTCCAGCTAGCACGTCTATCAACTTTATTTGAAAATGTTACAAAAAGTGGTAATCAGGCATCAAGAGTATTAGATTTAGCAACAGCCTCTACTGGTGATTTAGCTGCTATGGCTGAAAAAGAATTAGGAATGACTGCCGAATCAGCAATGAATAAATTTAGAAAAGCAGTTGAAGATTTGAAGGTTGCGCTTGTTCCACTTGGCAAGGTATTTCTTGAGACCGTTACTCCAATATTAGAAAGTTTGGGTGGCATACTAGATAAATTTGCTTCATTGTCAGAGGGTAGCAAAAAGGCTATTGCTATTCTAACCATTGCTGTTGGAGGAATTGCCCCAGTATTACTTATGACATTTGGCTTGCTTGCCAACTTTATCGCTAATGGAATTAAATTTTTTGCACTACTAAGAAATGGATATTTAAGATTAACTGGACAATCAAAGATACTTGGAGCTCAAACTCAATATCTTACTACAGAACAGCTTGATGCGGCGGCAGCAGCACATTCATTAAATCAATCTCATGCTAACTTAACCCAAACATTTAGTGTAGAAACAAAAGCTCTTAATCAACTAATTGCTGCATATAGATCTGCTGCTACAGCTGCTAGAAATTTTGCACAAACAAATCCAGGAATGATGGCTCCAATTCCAGGCAGACGTGGTGGTAAAAAATACTCTGACGGAGTCTCAAGTGTTCCAGGACCAAGAGGAGCTGGAGATATTGTTCCTGCGATGCTCTCTCCTGGTGAAGCGGTTATTCCAGCAAAAATGGTTGAAAAATATGCTCCACTTATTCAGGGAATGGTAGCAGGAAATATTCCTGGATTCCAAAAAGGTCTTTTCCCAGGGTATACAAATGCAGTAACTCTACTAAGCAGTGCTGCTAATCAAGGATTAAAAGGCAAAAGTGGATATTCTGCATCTGCATTAGCAAAAGAATTTTCGAAAGGTGGAGCTGGGATACAAGCACCAATTGTTAGAGCAATGGCAGAAGCTATGGGTGCTACAAATGCAAACGATGTTGTTAAAATGATTAAAAATGATCCTAATTTAGCAAAATTTGGAGAAAGCATTTCTAAGGGTGTTGCAGAAGAGCTTGCTAAAAAAACTGGTAAGGTAACAGATCCAGAATTATCAAAGATATATAATAAAGTAGCTAGAACACAAGCCAAAAAATTTGGCAAAACATATCAAGCTGCTACTAATAAATTTTTAACACAAGTAACTACTTTTGAAGATGTAACTAGGACACGAGTTTCACAGTCAACTGGCAGAAAGCGTTCTATTGGTAGGGCAGCTATTTTCAAAAATGTTGGATCATACAGAGGAAAGGAATTTGGAAAAATTGCTGGAGCTCTTGGACTTTCTAGTATTGCTGGATTAGTAAAAGCACATATGACTCCAGCACAAGAAATAAATCTTATGGAAATGGCTAAAAGTGGAGAATTGACACCAACAGCTATTGCTGCAGCAGAAAGAGCTGGAACAGTTATTCCAGTAGAGGTAAAGAAAGAAGTTAAAAAACAAGCTTCAAAGAAAAAAACAACTGCTACAAGAAGACCAACTACTCAATCTGGTAAAACAGTTGCACCACCAAAAACAACATTTAGACAAAGAGCTGGAACAGTTGGAAGGAGTCTTGTTGGTGGTAGAGCTGGAATGGCTGCTAGTGCTGGACTCATGGCTGCATCATTTTTACCAGGCAAGGTTGGGCAGGTTGCGGGAACTGCTGCAACAGCAGCTTTTGGTATCCAGGCTATAACACAGTTTGCTAAAATTCTTCCAATACCACATTTAAAAGTTTTTGCTTTAGGACTAACTGCAACAGTTGGAATTATTAAAGCAGTAAATGCAGCAAGAGAAAGAGAACGAGTTTCTATAGAAGGCTTATCTGATGCTGCAAGTATAACAGCAGAAAAAACAAAACTTCTAGGTGATTTTTTTGGGGTTGCTGCAACAGAAACACCATTTGAAAAAGATTTAGTTACTGATGTATTAACTCCACAAACACGATCACAAATCTCTTTACTTAGAGAAAATAAAGATTTTCAAAAACAATATAAGACAGATATTGGTGTATTAAGAGGTGCTACAGATCAAGAAGCATCAAGAGTTTTCCAGTCATTGGCTATAGGATTACAAGGAAAAGGATTTGCAAAAGAGCAGATAAATGTTCTTATTGCAGCATTACGTGAAGAATCTGGAAAGACTAATGTAACGCTTGATTTTGAATCATTAGATTTAACCACTAAACAAGGCAGGGCTGGAATAAAGAAAAGCGTTGATAATTTACTTAAAGATTATCAAAAAGAATTTAAGAGTGGTTTTGTTGAAGATTTAGTTGCAGTTGCTTTAGCTCCATCACCAACTCGCTCTGGTGGTGCAGGAACAAGAGGTGGTGCACAAGGTGGAATTTCATGGGTAAAGCAACTTGTACCATCAAAAGAACTTAAAAAAGAAACAAAACTTATGGCAGAAGAATTAAAAAATGTTTTTACTGGACTTAGTGGTGCTTTACAAAATGGAGTTATAACAGGAGATCAATTTAATAATACTTTTGAAAAAATACAAGATAGCATTATGGCTTTGAATGAAAGTAACCCAGCTGCAGCATTAATGATTATAAACGGTGTAATATCACAAATGCCAAAGAAATTTCAAAAAGCTGTAGAAGGTGTAGATAGTTTGAAAGGAAAAATGCTTCTTCTTAGAATGCAAGCAGTAGGACTTACCTCTAATCTTGCAGGAGTAGCAGAAGCATTAAGGCTAATTGCTAATCCAAATGCAGACGTAAGCGATAGAGTTAAGGCTCAGCTTTTGGTAGAAAAAACAATGAAGCAGGTTGCAGAAGCTGCAAAGATAACAGAAAAAGAACTTAAGAAACTATTTGCTACAGAATCTGCTGGTGGTGGAGGTGGGGGTAAGAAATTTAACCTACTTAAATCCTTAGAGGATAGAATTAAAGCTACACAAAATCAAACAAAAGCTTTAAAGGCAATGGAAAAAGCAGGAATTGCTGCATCAGTAGCTACCCAGCTAGCTTCTGATCCAGAAACTGCTGCTGCAATTGCAGCTCTTGCTGAAAAACCTGGCAAAAAATGGGATGAAGCAACGGAAAAAATAAAAGCTTATGCAGAAGCATTAAGAATGTTGAGAAAATTTGAAGAAGAGCAAGAGGAAAAAGAAAAAACTCAAGTTGAAAGAATGGGCGAGTCTCTTGATAAACTTAATGCATACTATGACTTACAAGAAGAATTAATCAGATTAAACTATGCAAACGAGCTAGAAAAAGAAACTAAAAATCTTGAAGATCAGCAAACTGTCCTTGATGATATTAATCGATCAATTGAAAGTATCAATAGAACAATTGAACAAAAGACAGCCCCACTAACTAAGATTTTAGAAAATAATAATTATGAGCTTGAAAGAATATCTTTTATCGAAGATAAAATTAATGAAAAATATGATAAACAAGAAGAAGCACTTGACAGAATTGCATCACTACAACAAGATATAGCTAATATTCAAAAGGGTAGGCTATCTATAGCAGATGCTTTGACTCGTGGAGATATTTCCGCTGCCGCTTCTGCTATCCAAGAGCTTAGAGCAACTCAATCATCAGAGCAAATATCTTCTCAAAGAGATGTCATTGCTGTCGCTAGAAAACAAGAAATATCTGCACTCAAGAGAGTAGATATTGAAAAAGAAAATAAATTACTTCAGTTTGAAATAGCAACAATTCAAAGGAATACAGATAAAGCAAGACTAGATGCTCTTGAACTGCAAAAGAAAACGGTAGAGTCTAATATATTTTTAATTGAAGGAAATATTACATCCATAGAGTCTACAATTCAATCTAAGATAGCTGCTATGGCAACAAGATTCCAGGCAATGTTTGGTATAACTAAAACTCAAATAGAGGGAATAGTTAAAGCTTTAGACTTAACTGAGGCTGCTGGTATAAAAGGAAATAAAAAGACACTTGATTTTGTGTTAGGAGCTGCATCTGGTAATGCTACTGCTTTAAACCATGCATTAGAGGACGCTCCAGCATTATTTGATCCAATCTTAACAAAATTTGGAAAGCTATATGATTCTATTAAATCTATATTTGATTATGCTGAAGAATCTACCAAGCCTGCAAAACCAAAGGGTGTTGCTGGACAAGAATGGGTATGGGAAAATAATAAATGGGTATTAAAGCCATTAATAAAAGATAAAACATCTACACCACAACAAACTACAGCATTAACAAAAACAGAAGAGGAAATATTTAAACCTAGCGGACAATCTAGCACTTCTGCACCTATAACTTTTAGAGATATGCCAGATATCGGATTTAGCTCGGGAGCATCTTCTGCTTATACTTCGGCACAAAAAGATATTGCAGAAAGCACTAAAATATTTGACGATAAAATGGAAAAAGCTACTAGCCTTCTTCAAGATATAAATTCTGCACTACAGGCTGCTGCAAAAGGAACAATTATTGGGAAACTGGAGGCACTAAATATTCTTGCTCCTGAAGACAAGAGTGTGTCTCTTGTTGGAAGTAAGATAGTTGTTGAAGATTATAGCAGTAAATCAACTATAACTTCTTCGGGCGGCGGTGGCGGCGGTGGTGGTGGCATGATGCTTATGATGGCAAAGGGTGGTATGGTAAAACCAAGATATTTTGCTAATGGAGCATTTGCAAGAGGAACAGATACTATTCCAGCAATGCTATCTCCAGGAGAATTTGTTGTTAGAAAATCTGCTGTAGATAATATTGGAGTAAATGCACTTAATAGAATTAATGATGGGGCATCTAGTGGCTCAGGGGTGTATAATTATAACCTCAATGTTACACTCAATGGAACTGACATGGATGCAAACGATGTTGCTAATGTCGTAATGTCTAGAATTAAACAAATTGATGGACAAAGAATTAGAAGGCAGGTGATTTAGTGACTACTACTGGATACATGGCTGGACGACAAAAATGGTATCGACCACAGGCAATGTTGTGGTCAGAAGATCAGGGTACCCTAGTAGATGGTAAATATATTCCTCTAGGAGTAGAAACCTTGTCTGACCTATCTGGAGTTCAACCAGCAAATAGATTCTTAATTTTATCAGATCATAATCGTGCACCAATTGATATTTATCCAGAAAGAATAGAGCAAAAGCGTAGAATGGTCAATGGGACTTTACGATCATATCATATAGCCGATAAATTAAAAATTTCAACCTCATGGTCGTTATTACCATCACGAAGCTTTTCTTTTAGACCAGATTTTAATCAATCTACTGGATTACCAGATACTACATCTACTATTGCAAATCCTAATCCGCCACCAGCATTTTATCCAGTAGAAGAATATACTGCAGATGGTGGTGCAGGTGGAGTGGAAATGTTATCTTGGTATCAGTCTCATACTGGACCATTTTGGGTATTCTTAGCGTACGATAAATATATTAATTTTGGTGTAACAGATACAGCATATACAAACTTACCTAATTATAATCAAATTGTACAAATGCAAATATCATCTTTTGATTACTCTATTATAAAAAGAAGCGGAGCTAACGCTAGTTTTAACGGTTACGACATGTGGAATGTCTCCGTAACATTGGAAGAGGTATAGTATGTTTCAAGATGAAGATTTAAAGGATCATCTTGAATCCTCATTTAGTATTAATACTGGGTCTTTATTAACTGCAGAATGGAATATGAATATTCCTGGCAATATTTTTAAATTAGGTAATTATAGATATCGTAAAAATTCTGCACAGTTTTCTGCATTGCCAAATATATTTGATAGGAATGATGCTGGTGGATTTTATACTGGTGCAACAGATGCTGATATAACAATAGAATCGGGTCTTGAAAGTGATGGTATTACACCAATGCTATTTACATACAATAAAGAAAAAGAAAAGCTTTATTATTCTTTAGAGGATTGCATTAAACCATTTAGGCCAAGATCTGGAATAAACAAAGCTTCATTTTTTACAAATAATTATTTTGCCCATGCAAATCAAAATATGTATCAAAGACCAAGATTTTATATGCCAGATAAAGAAGATCAGTTTAAATATTGGAGATCATACAGAACAGAAAGTTCTGGTTCCACTATTCAGTCAAGCAATAAAGAATATGGGATATCTAAAAATGATAGCAATGGTTTATTTACGATTGATGATGCAGTTCCATTTGTTGTATATAAAAATGAAGTTCCAACTAATAGAATTATTTTAAAAACTCAAACATATGTTGGCAACGTAAACCTTGGTCCTTTTACAACTCAAACAGCTGTTAATGCTACAGATCCATTCTACGGTGAAGAAAATAAAAGGGTGCCAGTTAGGTTTATTGTTCAATATCTTGATAGCGATAATAAATGGAATGATGCTTATGAATTTGATGAAAATAGTTTACGTCCAGATAATATAAGTCCAATATTTAATTCAGATGGATATTTAAGTTTAGAGTATGGACTAAGCGTTCCAGAACAATATCAAGAAAACTTTGTATTTGTTGGAACAGTTTACGATACTTCTGCATTGCCAACAACAACTACTATTGGTCACGCATACCTATATACCGCAGAATTATTTACCCGTGGAACTTTATATATTTATAACGGAGTTACATATGATACTTTTACTCCAGAATATATATGGCAGATAGGATCAGATTCTGTTGGGGAGTCAACCCCATTTGTATCTGATTTAACTGATCCAGATTATTTTTCTAATCCAGGCGATGGTAAAAAAATATACCGTGAAATGGTATTTATCAAAGGTATTCGTATAGTTGTAGAAACAATGTCATTGCCAAATATACCGTTTGAATTGATTGAAATGTCACCTAGACTTGTAGTAGATCTTAGTGAAAGATTAACTAATTTTGAGGTAAACAAAGTGTTATCAGATATAGGAATAACTGGATTACCAGTTGGACAAATTAATGCTTCTACTGGAAGTTTAGAACTATTTGATGATGATAGCGCTTTTAATGTGAATAATGCCTGGAATGGTACCACTGGTAGTATCATTTCTGGATATTTAGATACAAATATAAAATTTGTTTTTTATGAAATAATTAAAAATGTTAATAATGTTAATTATTTAATTCCTATCAAAACATTGTACTCAGAAGGTATCCCGCAGGTTGACCAATCAAATGGGACTATCTCTGTTGATCTTAGAGACTTATTTTTTTACTTTGAGTCATTAGATGCTCCGCAAGTTTTACTATCTGAAATATCTTTGAGTCAGGCTATTTGTATATTATTAGATTCTATTGGATTTTCTAATTATATTTTTAAAAGATTATCTGATGAGTCAGATCCAGTAATACCATTCTTTTTTGTAGCACCAAATCAAAATGTTGCAGAGGTATTAAATGAACTTGCCATAGCAACACAATCTGCAATGTTTTTTGATGAATATAATAATTTTGTCATAATGTCTAAAGATTATCTTTTAGATGATACTGGAGAAAGACCAGTAGATTTAGTTCTATATGGATCAAGCAATCCAACAATGACGGGCATTGTAGAAAATAACTATACTGCACCACTTTCTAATATTGCTGCCATAGCATCTGATGAAAGAAAAGTTTTTAATGATGGACAAATTAATTATACTTCAAGATATATCCAAAGATCTTACGGAAGCTTAAAACAAGCTCAACTTGCTGATCAAGATAGAACATGGATATATAAACCAGTTCTTTTGTGGGAGGTTGCTGGAACAGAGGCAACAAAAAGCTTAAATAATGAAAGACAAGAAAAGTATACTCTTGGAGCAATGCCGCTAAACTCTGATTTATCTATTCAAGTACCATATGTACAAAATAGAGAGTTAAAGTCAAACGTTATGGATTTCGGTGAGAACATCTATTATATAACCAGATTTCAAGGTTATTTTTATTCTAGTGGAGAAATAATCAAATATGATGCTGTTCAGCATAACATCACTTTGCCAGTCTGTTATCCAAAAAATACTGATGGGTCTATAAATACAAATAAACCATTAATATTGACAAGAGACCAATCTGTTCCCGCTGGATATGTTATTGGAAGCAGTAACGTCTGGATTACAAACAATCTTGATTATCAAAAATATTTTTCATCATTACCATTTAATGGAAAAATGTATCCAACTGGTCTAGTTAGAATATATGCTGAGCCGTACTATGAAACGATTGATGGAATTACAAAGATAAAAAATGGACCAGTTGCAGAGCATGGTCGTGGTCAGTTTGGAACCCCAATTGTTGCACACAGCGCTGGGCTGGATTCATATTGGACTAACAATGCATATGTGCAAGGATGTCAGATGGCATCACAGTACTTGTATACAACAGACCTTGACCCAACATCTAATCCATCATTTCCTAGCATTACAACAGGAGTAGCAGGACTTAGTACAAATATTGCAGCTAAATCTCAAAGAAATGGAATTATTAGAAACTTTTTATCATCTGGATATTCTACAGAAACTAGCGTTTCATTTCTTAAAACAGCACAAACTGGAACAGTCCAATCTTCAGCTTTGGTATTTAATGGACCTTCATTTGAAGCAACAGAAAATCCAAGAAATTTTATAAGTTATGCATGGAAAACCTTGGCTGGAGCATATAAACATTTTGGTACGAGAATGAGAATTGTTGGCAAGGTAGAGTCAGCGTCTGATAATGCTCAAAGTCCAGTTGGCGGCATGACATATTATAGTGTTACTAGTACAGATCCAACCCAGCCAATTACAATTGGTGGTGGTTCTGGCGGTGTAGCAATTGTTAATCCACTTACAAATAATGGTTACTTTTTTGAAATTGCTGCATTAACATCTGCAGACATAACATCATATTTAAACCTTGATCAGGAAGGTCAGCCAAGTATAGCAATTGATAATATTATGTTTTATAAAATACAGCAGCAAACATCGACTACAAATGCAATACCATATAAACTTTGGGGCGGAAATGGTAAGATTTTGGTAGATGATGGTAGCTTTGTTGGTCAATACAGATTTATTGGTGATGAAAATCCAACAGTATACGATCTTGCTATAGAGTATGTTGATATTAATGAAACAACTAGGGTATTTTATTTATATATTAATCAAAGGCTTATTCGTGTAGTTACTGATACAAATCCAATACCGCTTATTAATACATCTGTAGCTATGTTTGTTCGTGGCACATCTAAGATTATGTTTGAAAATATTTATGCTCTCAGTAAAAACTATGCAGACAATTCAGTATATGATCTTAATGCCCCGATAGCCTCGGCGTTTATCGGGTTTGATGACAAAGAAATTGACGCAAGCGAAGCATTAACAAAATATGCAATAAGCGGTGTTGTACAAAAAACATATTTAAGTGGAATTAACACTTCTACCACAAAAAGCTTTGACATGTATTATGATGAGTTTGGTTCTATAATGAGAGAGTGTGCATACTTTAATGTTAAATATGATCGTGCATTCCCTGCTCTTTACGCACAGATAGCTCCAACATTTAATAAGATTCGTGGGTATACAATATCAGGGTTTTTGGCTGGGGCATATGGAGCAGAATTCTTAGTATTTAATAATACAGATACACTACTTAACCTAGATGAAACAACTGGAAACTATCTAAGAATTCTTGGTGTTACTTTTACCCAAGACACAACTAATACAATAACGGTTGATGATTATTTTAAGAAAATAGGTAATTTTTCTAATCCAATGCTACAAGGAGATGTTGTTTTGCAATCTCCATATAGAGTTTTACAAGATTATGACCAAGTTAGAACTAGTAGAATTCTTTATGGCAAAAGTAGCTTCGCAATTGAAAGCATGTATATTCAAGATCAAGATACTGCTGAAAATCTCATTGGATGGATTGTCGGCAAAAGCTTAAGGCCTAGAAAAGTTGTTGGCATTGACTTATTCTCTATGCCAATTCTGCAGCTAGGAGATATAGTAAATATTAACTATAAGAATAATGATGATATTGATGTGGTTGCGCCAGCAGATACAAGGTTTGTAGTATATAATATAGACTACTCAAAATCTTTGGAAGGACCTGAGATGACTGTATATCTCAGCGAGGTGTAATAATGGTTCAAGCAACTCCTTACAGCAGCGGATACTCTGTTTCTCCAGATATAATGAGTCTTTTAAATTTAAATAAAAATGTTAAAACTGCAACTCCAGACATTATTGAATTTGATGATGCAGATTTAATTGCAAATGCAGAGATTATTGCTGATCTGCTATTTGAAAATATTGGTGGACAAGAAATTCTTAGCATGGCACGATATGATACTGTAAATGGACAGGATATTGCCTATCAGCCAATAAAAAACTTAAAAATAATTAATCAAGAATTTAGTCCAACCAACCTACTTAGATTACAAAAAACATCAGATAGAATTTTTGCAAACTTTCCAATTAAACTGCTAACTAAAGTTCCAAATGAGGGAAACGGTCCAGATGGAACAAATGTATACAGAAATACAGACGGATCTATTGTTTTAGAATTTGTTAATTTAGCAGAAGATGAGCAAATTGAAATTCAAATAGCTACTAGTGGTACAATATATGAGGCAGGTATATAATGATAACTAATACTGGTAAAGAGATTATTGCAAAATATCTTTTGGGCACTGCCCCAGCCTATGCATCTTATATTGCGTTGGGCTGTGGTGCCAAACCTAGGCCTGCCGCTACAACAATATCTAGCATAAGCTCTGCCTCAACTACATTCACTGTTGGAGGCGGCGGCAATACTGATGCTCTTTGGGTCGGTGCAAAAATAACAAAGACTAGCGGCACAGGAACACTAAATACATCTGGAGACACTATTGTTACAGCAGTTAATAGTTCTACAACCTTTACAGTTAATCTTGCCCCATCTGTAGCCCTTTCTGGTGCAACAATTTCAATAATGGCAGACCCATCCACTGAAGTATTAGATTTTGAAATGTTTAGAATTCCTATTACTTCTCAAGGATATATTAATGATAGTGGAATCAACAAAATAGTTTTAACTGCAGAGTTACCAACAGAAGAAAGATATGAAATTACTGAAGTTGGTATTTTTTCTGCTGGATCAAATTCGCTTGCTGGTGCACAGGATAGCCGAGTAATATATTCTTTCTCGGGGGATGAAAACTGGGAGTATCATGGCCCTGGATCTGCAATAGATATTCCAACTGTCTTGGCTCCACTAGATTCTGCAAATGATGATGTCATTGACGTTACATATCCAGTATTTGAGACAAATGCAGATAATAGAACTTTTAGTTCTCAAGATAGAATAGACAGATATGAAGAGCCAAGATTTTTAAATAATACAATTATCATGATTGGTAATAACTCAAATCTAGGTAAGTCAGTATCAGTAACAAATGCAGCAGGAACTGGAGCTGTAGTTACATATACAACTGCTCTACCACATACATTAGTTCCAGGAGATACAATCACAGTAACTGGAGTAAATCCATCCGCATACAATCTTACTGGTGTAACTGTTGCAACTACCCCAACAAATACAACCTTTACTGTAAACAATGCAGCTACTGGAGCATATGTGTCTGGGGGCAGCATTGCCACTACACATCTTATAGTTAATAGCGGCTCCTATCATATTCACTTGACTGGTGCAAATGTTAATTTTGATAGAAATTCCCCATCTGATCTTATGAAGCTTGCATTTTCTGTTATCAATAAAGATGGGGATAGCCTAGATGTTCCAGATACAGTAAGAATATTATTAGATTTTGCATCAACAGATGTTGCTGGAACTGGTGAGTTTGCTAGATTTGAAGTAGATATTACAAATGGTACTGGTGTTGGACAATATGATTTAGAAAGTAATAGATATGTGGTTATTGAAAAACAACTTCAGGAACTATATAAAAGCTCAGGATTTACTTGGGAAGCAGTTGATGTTGTAAAAATTTATGCTTGTGTTATTGATGGCGGATCTCCATCATCAAATTTCTATGTAGCATTAGACGCAATCAGATTAGATAATGTTGGAACTCCAAACCCACTATATGGAATGACTGGGTATTCAATTGTTCAAGACTCCATTAATACAATTCCACAACCAGTTGTTAAGTTGTCAAACACTACAAACTTTATTGAATTTAGATTTGGGTTAGAGGTTTCATAATGGCTGATGCAGGAATAAAAAAGGTAACAATTGCTCCACAATCTTTGCCTTATGTAGATATAGATTCTAATGGTTTATTTTATAATATTAGATATAGAGTTATTTCTGAAGATAGAAACCGAATTTCACACTGGTCAAAAGTATATCGTGTAGATATGCCCTCAACAACAGACGCAGATCTTCCATATACAACAGATGAAAGAATACATGTTAATAAAGTGGGTTCAACACCAAAAACTGTTATAGTAACATGGTCGCATCCGCTAGAATCTGGACTTAATCCAGACCCAGTAAAAGCACAACTAGAAAGAATATTTGATGAAACAATTGCTTATGATGTTTGGATTAGATGGTCTACATTAAATACTCCAGATCCAAATAATCCAGCTAACTGGGCAACAGATTGGACATATTTTTCTACTGTATCTGCTGATACATTTTCTATCTTTGTTCCAACAGGATATAATGCAATCGGGGTAGCTATACAACTTCCTACTGTAGAAAAAACTAGAGATGTTAGACTTACTCTTTTTCAAACCCAGGGGAATAACTTATAAAGGAGAATCATGGCTAAAGTACCACTACCAGAACGAGGACAACCACTTGATGTTAGTTATATTTATCAAGTAACAAATGCACTAAATCAGTTATCTGATCAAGTATCAAATGCTACTTATAACTATACAACTATCGATACAGTATCTGCTGGCAAGCAAAATGTTAAAACTTCTGAAGCTAGAATGATCGGTGGATTTGTTACTGTTGCAAGTAATGCAACTGTTTCAGCATCTAGCACTAAAACTTTTAATTATACATTTCCAGCAGATTTTAAATATACCCCAATTGTGACGGCTTCACCAATTAATAGTGGAAAAACTGCTGCTGGAGAAAATGTATCAGTTGTATTAACAGATGTTACAAGATCAAATGTAAGTGGCCTGGTTAGGTTCAACGCATCTGGTGATGTATCAATAGTTGTAAACCTGATTATCATAGGTATCCCTAACTAATAGGAGTTTAAATTGATTACTTGTAATAAATGCAAAAAACGCATGTTTGTTGATAGGCAGTATAGTTCTATTCAGCACCTTGAAATTTTTTGCATTTGCTGCGGATCTCGTAGATTTTTTCATCCACCAGAGAGCTCAATGGAGGGGCTATGGCTACTTCAAAAAGAAAAGACTTTAGCGAAGAATATAATAGTGAGCCTATAGTAAAAGGAAACAAAAAAGTTTGGTTCCTTAATGGTGATTTGGTAAGACCACATCATCATAGTAGGTCTACTGGCATGGTTACATTCTATAATATAACACAGGATAGAATGGAAACCTGTTTTATATCTGACTTTAAAAGAAATAGAGAAAAAGCATATACTGTTGGAGAAACGGCTGAACTAGTTCATAGACATAAAAAATATATGCCAAGATTAATAAAAAGAGGGGTTATCCCACCACCAACTGGATCTCAAAAGGGTGGCAAGACTGGATGGCAAGTAAGATCATATTATTCTGAATCGCAGGTAAAAGAGATACGTGATATACTGGCTAGTCTACATATTGGTAGACCACGCAAGGACGGCCTGTTGACAAATAATATGACTCCTAATAAACAAGAGTTGACACGTAGAATGGGCGATGGTATACTTACATATACAAAGACTGAGGATGGTAGATTTATCCCAGTTTGGAATGAAAGCATTTAATAGTACCTGGAGGGGTAATGGTAGAAAAAGATACAACAAAAGTCTCAGTAACGCTTGGATATACCCTTAATTTGGGCAATTTCCAGTCTTTAAGGCTAGATCTTGGAGTGGTTGACTATACCCGTAGTGAAGAGACAACTAACGACGCTATGGACCGTGTATACCAGTTTGTTGAAAACAAGCTGATCTCAAAAATACAAGAAGCGAAAGAACAGCTGGCTGACGAGTAATGGCTGACCGCAAAGACCGTATGGCTTTGCTGAGCAGATACTCAAAATTTCATACCCAGCGGTATGAGGCAAAGCCTTCTCTTAATATTAATGTAGAGCAGTGGGCTGCTGATGCACTTGTTGAGTCCTATGGACTACACGGCTGTTATGATATTTTAGAGTATTACTTTAATGTAAGCCAAAATCCTTCTTGGAATTATTTTGCATATAATGCAGAGAAGATTTTACAGGCTAAAAAAGATAAAGAGCAAGATGCTAAAGACAGGGCAGAGCGAAGGAAGATGGCTAAGGAGTGGTTGAGTGAATAATACAGAGTCAAAACTAATAAGTGCTGTTCTAGAAGATAAGCAGATGCATGTATTATTACAGGCCAATGTGGATAACATCCTTAGAACTCATAGTGATATTTGGAACTTTATGCGCCGATATTTTGAGAGCAATGGTACAGTTCCTCCTAAAACTCTTGTAGTAGAAAAGTTTAGAGATTTTGTTCCTGCAGAAGATGTTGGATCTACTAAGCATCATCTAGAAGAGTTACAGTCAGAATATCTTACAGATAGCCTTAAAGATATTATTCGCAATGCTGCTACAGAAATTCAATCTGGGTCTGGCACAGAGGCATTAAATCAACTTATCACAAAAACTTCTGAGTTAAAGAAAAACACATCTGCAATTAGAGATATTGATGCTACTGATCTAGAGTCTGCAGTTGCTTATTTTGAAGAGGTAAAGAAACAAAAAGAAGCAGGTCTTGTTGGTATAAAGACTGGACTTCCAGGATTTGATAACTATCTTCCAGCAGGTATTATGCCAGGACAACTTGGGGTATTTTTAGCATATCCAGGAATAGGTAAATCATGGCTTGCTTTATACTTTGCAGTTCAAGCTTGGAAGCAAGGAAAATCCCCATTAATTATTTCTCTTGAAATGTCTGAAACCGAAGTTCGCAATCGTGTATTCACTATTATGGGTGAAGGCTTGTGGTCGCATAGAAAGATATCTAACGGAGATATTGAAATAGATATGTTAAAGAAATGGCATGCTGATAAATTAGAGGGCAGGCCAGAGTTTCATATTATTTCAAATGACAATGGTGGTGAGATTACGCCATCGGTACTTCGTGGAAAGATTGATCAGTATAAGCCAGACTTTGTTATTGTTGACTATCTTCAGTTGATGTCGCCTAATCAAAAGTCAGATAATGAAACTGTTCGTATGAAAAATTTATCTCGTGAGCTTAAGCTTATGGCTATTGGTGAAGAGGTTCCTATTATTGCTATCTCCTCTGCTACCCCAGACGATGTTACGGATCTGAGTACAGTCCCCACTCTTGGTCAAACGGCGTGGTCTAGGCAGATTGCGTATGATGCTGACTGGGTTATGGCTCTAGGTCGTAGTGCCAATAGTGACGTGATTGAGTGTGCCTTTAGAAAGAATCGTAATGGATTTATGGGAGATTTCCTAGTTCAAGTCGATTTTGACCGAGGGTATTATAGATATAAAGATTTTGAAGATAAGCAGGTATAATATTATGTGCGACAATTTCATCATAAACCAATTAAAAGGGTACACCTTAGCGGTGAGATTTTTGATGAAGCAGCCATCCCTAGACTTAAAAACGAATACATAAGACTTTTATGTTTTCAAATGAAATCGTCTGGCTATGTGATAAGACTTGACATAGAACCAGACTTTACAATAGAATATATAGAAGAAAAGAATATATTTAAGTTTAAACTATCAGTATATGGCGTTTATGTAGGGAGAAAGAGTAGCGAATGGATATTAGGGATAGACGGAACAAAAGTGATATCTATACAAAAGAGCAGATCAAGAGAGTACTCACAGGAGCAGGTATAGATATAGAGAAAGAGATAGACTCTGACTATATTATTTTCTGCCCATTTCATCCAAATCATAGAACACCAGCTGGCGAAGTAGATAAAAGCACTGGAATGTTTTACTGTTTTTCTTGTCAAAAGATTGCTGATATCATAGAGTTTGTTATGTTTGTTTCTGGTAGATCTTATTTTGAATCTATAAGATTTATTAAAGATAAAGAGCAGAATATTGATCTAGAAAAGCAAATCAACCAACAGCTTTATGTTAAGCCAGACTATATTCAGTTTGATGAACTATTAATCAAACGACTAAATACTCAGGCACTGGAATCTCCTAGGGCAACCACATATTATCATGGTCGCAGAATTACAGAAATGTCTATCAAAAAGTTTCATCTTGGATATTCTGAAAAACAGGACATGGTAACTATACCAGTTCATTCTCCAGATGGAATGTGTGTTGGCTTTGTTGGAAGATCTATAGAAGGAAAAGATTTTAAAAATACTCCAGGCCTTCCTAAGTCAAAGGTATTGTTCAACCTACATAGAATAAAAAATTCTGATAAGGTATACATAGTGGAATCCTCATTTGATGCTATTAGGCTAGATCAGGTCGGGCTACCAGCAATTGCTACGCTTGGTGCCAATGTATCAAATACACAAACTGAATTGTTAAAAAAATATTTTAATAACATTATTGTTATAGCTGATAATGATGAAGCTGGTAACAACATGAAACAACGAATATCTGATAAACTTGGTTCAAGGGTATCAGTAATCGAAATTGATCCAAAGTATAAAGACATTGGTGATATGGAAGATGAAGCAATAAAGAAGCTAGAGTATAGGTTTGACAACTCAATCATAGCTATGCTAAAATAGAAAAACAGAAACAAGAGGAGAAAAACATGAGCGTAATTAAGGGACTAAAGAATATTAATACCCTGCTCGACAAGTCAAAGGTAGAATCATCAGGAATCAAAGTTCGTTGGGTAAAGCTTGCCGACGGACAATCAGCAAAGATTCGTTTCATTGAGGAGTTGGATTCAGATTCAGCACACTACAATGAGATTCGTGGTCTTGCTGCAGTAATCTCAGAGCATGTAAATCCAAAGGATTACAAGCGTCGTGCTGCATGCACAATGGAATCTATGGGTCGTTGCTTTGGTTGTGAAATGGCACGTAAAGAACCAAAGAGTGGCTGGAGAGCAAGACTTCGATTCTATTGCAACGTACTAGTTGATGATGGTCTAGAAGATCCATATGTTGCAGTATGGTCTCAGGGTATCAGCAAGCAGTCTGCATTTAATACAATTCGTGAATACGCATTAGAAACTGGAAGTGTTTCTAACCTTCAGTGGAAGCTAAAGCGTAATGGTCAGGGAACTGAGACTAACTATACCCTCATCCCAACTGCACCAGATGCAGAACCATATAAGTGGGATGGCATTGAGCCATACAATCTAGATAAGGTTGTTCGTGAAGTACCGTATCCAGAGCAAGAAGCATTTTACTTCGGCTTTGATACGCCTTCTACTACTGCTACCAATACAGACTGGTAGTAGATGAACTACGTAGGCTTACATGTCCACACACACTATTCCTTGATGGATGGTGTCGCTACTCCAGAAGAATACGTGAACCGAGCAGTTGATCTTGGTATGCCAGCGCTTGCTATCACAGATCATGGTACATTATCTGGGCATAGGGAACTGCACCGTGTTGCAAAAGCAAAGGGTATTAAGCCTATCCTTGGCGTAGAAGGCTATATGACTACCAATCGCTTTGATAACAGAGCGAAGGCAGATAGAACAGATCCATTAGATCAAAACTATCATCATATAGTCCTTCTCGCCAAAAATCAAAAAGGTCTAGAGAATCTTAATAAAATAAATGAGATTGGTTGGACTGAGGGATTTTTTAGTAAGCCAAGGTTTGATTTTGAAATTTTGTCAAAATACAAAGAAGGAATTATTGTAACATCTGCATGTCTTAGTGGCTGGATAGCAAAGGCTGTAGAACTTGGAGAACTCGCTATCGCCAAAAAGCATATTACTTGGTTTAAAGAAGAGTTTGGAGATGATTATTATTTAGAGATAATGCCACACAATCCTCCCCATGTTAATAAGGGCATTTGTGATTTAGCAGATTCTATGGGGGTCAACCTTGTGGTTACACCAGATTGCCACCATTCAGATACCAGCCAAAAAGAAATACAAGAGCTTATGCTTATCCTTAATACACACGCAAAGCTTGAAAAAGATGCAACATATGATAAGTCTAAAAAGTTTGATAACTTCATGGAAAGACTTGATTATTTATATGGTGCAGATAGACAAATGAGTTTTAATAAGTTTGACATTCATCTGCTCTCTTATGATGAAATGAAAGCTGCTATGAAAAAGCAAGGCATTGAAAGAGAAGACATGTTTCAGTCTACCCTAGATATAGCCAACAAGGTAGAAGAATATGACATTAGGTCTGGCATGGATCTATTACCAGTGCAATATCGCAAGCCAATGGAGGAGCTTAAAAACCTTGCTTGGGAGGCAATGGAAGAAAAGAAGCTTACATCTAACTGGATTGGTAATGATGTATATGAACAAAGACTTTATGAAGAGCTTGATATCATTGAGCAAAAGAATTTTGGTCCATACTTTCTTGTAGTCCGTAATATGATTAATTGGGCTAAGAAGGAAGGAATCATGGTTGGTCCAGGTCGTGGTTCATCTGCTGGCTCTTTGCTTTGCTACCTTATTGGTATTACAGATATTGATCCAATTGAACATGGTCTTCTGTTCTTCCGATTTATTAACCCAGAGCGTAATGACTTCCCAGATATTGATACAGATATTCAAGATTCTAGACGTGATGAAGTAAAAGATTATTTGGTAAGGCAGTATAAACACGTTGCATCTATTGCTACATTTTTAGAGTTCAAAGATAAAGGTGTTGTTCGTGACGTAGCAAGATCACTCAATATACCACTAGCAGATGTTAATAAAGTGCTAAAACTTGTAGATACATGGGATGAATTTTGTACATCTAGAACTACACAATGGTTTAGAGATAAATATCCAGAAGTAGAAAAATATGGAGAACAACTTCGTGGTCGCATTCGTGGAACTGGTATTCATGCTGCTGGTGTTGTAACAAGTAAAGAGCCTATCTTTAGACATGCTCCATTAGAGACACGATCATCTACTGGCAGTGACGAAAGAATTCCCGTTGTTGCAGTCGATATGGAAGAAGCTGAACGTATCGGTCTAATTAAGATTGATGCTCTTGGTCTAAAAACACTAAGCGTACTGAAGGACACCTTAAATATCATTGAGGAAAGACACGATAAAAAGATTGATCTATTATCTATTGATATGGAAGATGTTAAAGTATATGAGATGCTTTCAGATGGATATACAAAGGGTGTATTTCAATGCGAAGCAACTCCATATACAAACCTTCTGGTTAAAATGGGTGTGAAAAATTTATCAGAACTTGCTGCATCAAATGCTCTTGTACGCCCTGGCGCTATGAATACTATTGGAAAAGAATATATTGAGCGTAAGCATGGTAGACATAACATTAATTATTTGCATCAAATTCTTAAGCCATTCACAGAAGAAACATATGGGTGTATCCTATACCAGGAACAGGTTATGCAGGCTTGCGTTGAATTGGGTGGTATGACAATGGCAGAGGCAGACAAGGTTCGTAAGATCATTGGTAAAAAGAAGGATGCTAAGGAGTTTAATGTCTTTCAAGATAAGTTTGTTGCTGGTGCTTCTAAGTTTATTAGTCCTAATAATGCTTTGGATCTATGGAAAGACTTTGAGGCGCATGCGGGATATTCGTTCAACAAGTCTCATGCGGTTGCTTACTCTACGCTCTCGTATTGGACGGCATGGCTAAAGTATCATTATCCGCTTGAGTTCATGTATTCTTTATTAAAAAATGAAAAAGATAAAGATGCAAGAACTGAATACCTTATTGAAGCAAAAAGAATGGGGATTAGCATTAAACTACCTCATATTAATGATTCAGATATTGATTTTAAGATTGAAGGTAAGGGTATTCGGTTTGGACTTAGTGCTATTAAATTTATATCTGATAAAATTGCAGAAAGATATATTGCAGCACGACCATTTAGTTCGTATAAAGAACTTGAAGAGTTTACCTTTACTAAAGGAAATGGGGTAAATAGTAGAGCACTGCAGGCATTAAGAGTTATTGGTGCTGCAACATTTACAGACAATCCAAGAAATGATGATGAGATTCGTGAAAACCTCTACGAATATTTAAACCTTCCAGAGTTTAATATATCTGTTCCATCTCATTATCATGCATTTATAAATCCAGTAGAAGATTATGAAGAAAAGGGATCTTTCATATTGATGGGTATGATAAAATCAATTAAGAGATCTAAGGGTTGGTCAAGAGTAGAGTTGTTAGATAAAACAGGTAGTGTTGGTATATTTGATGAAGAAAATACCACTATTGAGATTGGCCGTACATATATTATTCTTGCAAGCGATAATAGAATTGTATCTGCAGTCCCTGTTGATGAGATATCAAACTCTAAAGATGCTCTGATAAGATTTCTTAACTACAGAATGCTTCCGTTTAAAGATGAAGAAATGTTTGTAGTTTCATTTAAGCCAAGAGTAACTAAGGCTGGCAAGAAAATGGCTTCCCTTACTCTTGCAGATACATCTAGAGATTTGCACTCTGTGGTCGTGTTTCCTACCCAGTTTGCAAAAGCATATATGAAGATAGAAGAAGGAAGCGCATATAAGTTTAGTTTTGGCAAAACAAAAGACGGAACCGTTATATTGGAGGATATACATGTTTGATGACTTGGCTGAAAAGATACATAAAAATGCAGTAGACAAAGGTTTTTGGGATCGACCTGCAGATGAAATATTTGTTGCAAAACAGATGATGATGATTGTCTCCGAAGTGGTTGAGGCAATGGAGGTTGTCCGAAAAGATATGGATCCAGATAAGCTATCTGATGAGTTTGCTGATATTATCATTCGCACCCTTGATCTTTATGCTGGCATGGTTGATGCAGGGTATATGAAAAAGTCGCTTGATTATGCTATTAAAGAAAAGATGGAAGTAAATTCCTCTAGACCAAAGAAGCATGGGGTTCGTTTCTAATGACAGTTACAGTAGAAGATGTTTTGGCTCAACTAGATCCTAGAATTAGGAAAAGACTAGGAACTGGTGAGGGAATAAAGATTGAATATCAACAAACCCCAAGTTTTGGTTTGAATAGAGCTCTAAATGGTGGTTTACCATATGGTAGACAGATTTTAATTTGGGGCAGCAAGTCTAGCGCTAAGTCATCATTTTGTTTACAAATGATAGCTTTAGCTCAACAAGAAGGCAAGCTTTGTGCATGGATTGATGCAGAAATGTCATATTCTGAAGACTGGGCTCACAGGCTAGGTGTTGATACATCTAAGTTGATATATTCACAAGCAAGGACTATCAATGATATGGTAGATGTTGCGGTAGGCCTAATGGAAGCTGGTGTTGATATAATAGTAGTAGACAGTATCACATCGCTGCTGCCTGCAGTTTATTTTGAAAAGGACTCTGATGAACTTAAACAGCTTGAGAATACGAAACAGATTGGTGCAGAATCTAGGGATTTTAGCAACGCATGGAAAATGCTTAATTACGCAAACAATAAAGTTAAGCCTACTATGCTTGTTCTTATTTCTCAATCTCGTAATAATATTAGTGCTATGTATACTAGCCAGCAGCCTAGCGGTGGTCAAGCTACTAAATTCTACTCTTCGACGGTTATTAAACTATTCTCTTCAGAGTCAGATAATCAAGCAATTAAGGGTAAACTTGAGGTGGGGGACAAGATTATTGAAGAGAAAACTGGTCGTAAGGTACGATGGGATTTACAGTTTTCTAAAACCTCTCCTGCTTTTCAGTCTGGCGAGTATGACTTTTATTTTAGGGGAGATTCTGTGGGTATTGATAGCATTGGCGATCTTGTTGATACAGCAGAAATGATGGGTATTGTAAATAGAACTGGCGCTTGGTATCAGCTTGAAGATGGTACAAAGGTACAAGGTCGTGACGGATTTATTGCAAGAGTTCGTGAAGATTTAGATTTGCAAGAATCCATAAAGTCTAAGGTTTTAAATGTCGGGAAATAATTACACTATATATTATGGACAGTTCCCTTGCAGAACATGCGGGGAAGAGGTAAAGTCAATAAGAGTTTATCCAAATACTGGCCAATCAACTTGGATGTGTAGTAAAAAACATTTATCTAGATCTCAACTTTATGTTGTAGGATATAAAAAGAAAAAGGACTATGAGCGAAAGATCTGAAAGTAAAAGACTTGGCGCTAAGCAACATAAAAATTCTGGTAGAAATACTAAAAAGGGTGATGCTTCCTGGGATAGATTTACTGTAGATTTTAAGGAAAACTCAAAATCATTTACATTAAATAAAGATGTGTGGGCTAAGGCTACTACTGATGCAATAAGAAACGGAAATGATCCAATCATTATTGTAATTCTAGGAGAAAATGGCGTAAAGACAAGGCTTGGTATAATTGAGGTAGAAGTGCTTGAAGAGATACTTGGAGAAGACTATGGAAAATAATAATACTGAACAATCTGGCACTACTTTGGAGATGGTCAATGGACTTTCCGAAATAGCAGAATATATGAACGATGAAGAGCTTACTGTGGCCCTGACCATGATTGCAAAACTCATTATTAAGCCAGATATTCCAATGAACGTTGCTACCCTTGAAATTGTAAGGCTACAAGCTATTGCAGCAAAGATGTCTTTCAAAGCTACATGGATGACAAATGTTGATAAGTCTGATAGGGGAAAGAAGAATATTTATTACACGGCAGCCGAAGCTATTAATAGTTTGGTGTCAGCTCTGAAGTATATTACCAGGTAACTGGTATAATTAATTAAAAGAAAAGAGATATAATGGCAACAAACTTATTAAAGCAGGTAATGATGAAACCTGCTGCCAAAAGCACTATTGTAGATACAGATGAACTAATTAAAAAGATTGAATCTGGGTATACTGTAAATAGAGGTCCAAAACATCAACAAAAGAAGACATTTGCACCATCTACAATTGCTTATTCTCATGGAGAATGTCCACGGTATTGGTATCTAGCATTTACTGGTGGAACATTTGAAGATAACTCAGATGCTTATGGTGTTGCAAATATGACAAGCGGAACCCTTTCTCATGAAAGAATTCAAAAGGCAATGTCTGATGCTGGAATATTACAAGACTCAGAATTTAAGATAACGTCTGAAGACCCACCAATTTTTGGCTATGGCGACGTCATGCTTGATTGGATGGGAGAAAGTTTGCTTGGAGAAATTAAGACTATGCCAAGCGATACATTTGAATTTTTTAAAACTCGTGGCAAACCTAAAAAGGGTCACATGATTCAACTTTTAATATACATGAAGATTTTAAAAAAAGCAAAAGCAGTAATGATTTATGAGAATAAAAATAATCATGAGCTTTTGATCTTTCCAGTTGAAGTAACTGAGGGTTATATAAAGTGGGTAGATTATGCATTTAATTGGATGAGGGAGGTTCGTAAAGCTTGGGAAAATAAAACAATTCCTAAGAAAAACTATAGATCTAATTCTAAGATCTGTAAAACCTGTCCATTGCAAAAAGAATGTGCAATAGCAGAGGTGGGAGATATTAAAATAGCATCTCTGGAGGAATTGAGTGAAACAATGTAACTGGTGCGATAAGGCATTTAAGCCATCGGTATCATATCAAATATATTGCTCTCCAGAGTGTAGAGATGAATCTACAAAACAAAAAATTGTAGAACGACATAAAGTATTAAGAAGGAGAAAGCGCAAAGAAAAAATAAGGCTTTGCGCTGGTGGGTGCGGCACCAAGTTATCTTTATATAATGACGATAAAATGTGTAATGCCTGTAGTATTAATTCTAAACAAGTAAATAAAAAAATAAAAGAAATTAAGGACCTGATGCATGAATATGAAGATAGACGAAAGCCCAAATAGAATCTGTGCTATTGATGCTAGCACAAGCAGTTTGGCCTATGCAATCTTTGTTGATAAAGAGCTATCTGAATATGGAAAAATTAATTTTGCTGGATCAGATATTTATCAAAAGGTAGCAGATGCTGCTAGAAAAACAAAAGCATATTTTGATGGTTTTATAAACATTGATGCACTAGTAATAGAGCATACGGTATTTATGAACAGTCCAAAGACTGCTGCTGACCTTGCCTTGGTCCAAGGAGCCATCTTAGGAGCAGTGGCTACCTCTGGTGTTAAAGTTTTTGGAAGGGTATCGCCAATAACTTGGCAAAACTATATAGGCAATAAAAAATTAAGCAATGAAGAAAAGATAATGATACAGTCTCAAAATCCAGGGAAATCTGTATCTTGGCTAAAGTCTTATGAAAGAAATATCAGAAAACAAAGAACTTCTAAGTTTATTGAAATAAACTATAATAAAGTTATAGATGATAACGATGTTGCAGATGCTTGTGCAATAGGTCATTGGGCTATTAACAATTGGGGAAAGGCAGTTGACAAATAATATTATGAGTGCTAAACTATATACAAGCGAGTCTTGGCTTCGTAAACGATATGTTATGGATAAAAAGACTCCACAAGAAATAGCAAAGGAGTGTGGGGCAAGCCTAGAAACTATCTATGTTTACCTTGCAAAATTTGGATTGAGGAAGTCAAAACGATGACAGAAAAGTTTAAGATTGTTGTAGATCAGGTAAATCATCCTGCACATTATACATCTGATCCATCTGGAGTTGAATGTATCCAAATTACTAGACATCGTAATTTTAATGTTGGCAATGCATTTAAGTATTTGTGGAGAGCTGGATTAAAAAATGAAGACACGCAGATAGAAGATCTTAAAAAGGCAATCTTTTATATTCAAGATGAAATTAAAAGACTAGAAGGCATTAATGACAAGCACTGAAATAGATTTAGTTAAACACCTTGATGAGGTAAATCGTGTTGTAGAAGAATATCTTAAGGGTAACGATCCTACTAGAATATCTAAAGATCTTGCTATGCCACGTACTCGTGTTGTCGCTCATCTTGATGAATGGAAAAGAATGGCATCAGACAATACCGCCATTCGTACAAGAGCAAAAGAAGCCCTTGTCGGTGCTGATGCACATTATAATAAGCTTATTACAAAAGCCTATGAGGTTATTGAGGAGGCAAGTACAACTGCTAATCTTAATGCAAAAACTGCAGGAATTAAGCTTGTAATGGATATTGAGTCTAGAAGAATTGATATGCTTCAAAAGGCTGGTTTGCTTGAAAATAAAGAACTTGCTGAAGAGATGGTTGAAATAGAAAAAAGACAAGAAGTTCTTGTTGGTATCCTTAGAGATATTGCCTCTTCTCATCCAGAGGTAAGAGATCTTATTATGGAAAGGCTTTCTATGATAGCCAAAGAGGGCGAAGTGATTACGATTGTCCACGATGTTCAATGATTTTCTTGAGGCTTTACAGGATAACCATTTTGAGGAAAAACCAGTAGATGTAAAAACATTTGTTGAATCATTGGATTATTTGGGACAGCCACCACTTTCTGCTATACAATATGAAATAGTAGAGGCAATGAGTCAAATCTATCGAAAAGAAGATTTGCAAAATTTAATGGGGACAGATAAGGGAGCAAGGCATTTTGATAAATATACAAAAAATGAAATCATCTTGCAGCTTGGCAAGGGTAGTGGTAAAGACCATACTTCTACCGTTGCTTGTGCTTACGTTGTTTATAAACTACTATGTCTTAAAGATCCTGCCAGATATTTCGGAAAGCCAGGAGGAGATGCCATAGACATCATTAATATTGCTATTAATGCTGAACAGGCAAAGAATGTTTTCTTCAAAGGATTTAAAAATAAGATAGAAAAGTCTCCTTGGTTTGCTGGAAAATATGATCCAAAAGTAAACTCAATAGGATTTGATAAATCTATTACAGTTTATTCTGGACACTCAGAGCGTGAATCACACGAAGGTCTTAACTTATTTATGGCAGTCCTTGATGAAATTTCTGGATTTGCTACTGAGGTTGGAACTGGAAATGATCAGGGTAAAACTGCAGACAATATATATAAAGCATTTCGTGGTACTGTAGATTCTCGTTTCCCAGATCTTGGTAAAGTTGTTCTTCTTTCATTCCCACGATACCAAGGTGATTTTATTTCAAAGCGGTATGAAGATGTTATTATGGAAAAGGACGTATTAGAAAGACGACATAAATTTGTTATTAATGAAGAACTTCCATTAGGTCCAGATAATGAGTTTGAAATTGTATGGGAAGAAGACCATATTAAATCATATAAATACCCTAGAATGTTTGCACTAAAGCGTCCGACATGGGAAGTTAATCCGACTCGCAAAATAGAAGATTTCAAAATATCATTTTTAACAGATCCAGGAGATGCCATGATGCGTTTCCTTTGTACTCCTACATTTTCCTCGGATGCATTTTTTAAACAAAAAGATAAGTTAGAAAAATGCATGACACTAAGAAACCCACTTGATAATCACAGGAGGTTTGACCCAAGCTTTAAACCAGATCCAGATAAAGTTTATTATGTACATGCAGACCTTGCACAAAAACATGACAAATGTGCAGTTGCTATCGCACATGTTGAACGATGGGTAAACATTCAAGTAATTAAAGATTACGAACAGGTTGCGCCAATTGTTATTGTTGATGCAGTTGCTTGGTGGGAACCAAAAGTAGAAGGTCCAGTAAATCTATCTGAAGTAAAGCAATGGATACAAAATCTCCGTAGGGAGGGATTTAATATATCAATGGTTACATTTGATAGATGGCAGTCTTTTGATATCCAACAAGAGTTAAAAGCAGTTGGAATGAGAACTGATACTGTTTCTGTTGCAAAAAAACATTATGAAGATTTAGCAATGATGATATACGAGGAAAGATTGGCTATGCCTATGATTCCATTATTATTAGAAGAACTTTCAGAGCTTAAAATAATGAAAGGAAATCGTGTGGATCACCCTAGAAAAAAGTCTAAAGATTTGGCAGATGCTGTATGTGGGGCGGTATTTGGAGCAATATCTCATACCAATAGAGATTCTAATATAGAAATAGATGTTCATACCTGGTCCTCATCACGAATTGACAGGAAAAAAGACAATATGGTAGAATTAGAAACTAAGGAAATGCCTAACGATGTTAGGGATTACTTGGATAAATTAAATCTAATATAACAAACAAGGAGAAAAATGAATTCATTTAAGAAATTTGCTACTATCTTGGCTGCAGCCTTGACATTTAGCACATTTTCTGCAACGCCGTCTAGTGCGGCAGTTCTTGCTGATAGTTTTGCTATTGATGCGGTGGCTGATACCATCACAGCTGGCGAGACAGCAACTGCTGTTTTGACTTTGACATTTATTGCAGAAAATGCAGGAGATACAGTTTCTGTGTTATCTCTAGTATCAAGTCAGCCTGTTGGTGCTGGTAAGTCTGCCACACTTGCAGTTGCTGAAACTACAAGCGCAGTAGTTACTCTTGGTGCTGGGAATACTTCTGCAGATGTTAGTTCTACAACTAATTCTGCATCACAAGTAACTGCTAAATTTAATGCAACTTTGGTTGCTCCATCTGTTGCTGGTGCATATGTTGTTAATTTTTATCCAGTTCTCAAGAGTACTGGTGGAAGAGTTACAGCATCGCCACTCGTTTGGACAGTTACTGTAAATGCAGCAGATGTAAAGGCATCTGTAGCAACATCTACATCTATTATTAATAAGGGTGAGACAATTTCTGCAACTGCAGATGCATCCGTCTTTGCTTCAAAGACAGTATCATCAGATGCAGCAGCAGTTATTGTTGTAACTCAAAAGAATGCTGCTGGTACATCGGTTGCAGAGTCTCTTACTGTAACAGTAGCAGGTCCAGGTCTTATTGGACACGGATCAAATCATGCAACAATTTCTGGATCTGTTAGAGCAGCAGTTGTTCCTGCAGGACACTATATTGGTGTATTTGCAGATGGAACAGCAGGGGTAGGAACCGTAACGATTACATCTGCATCAAATGTTGTTCTTGCTACAGAAAAGGTAACATTCTATGGCGATATTGCTAAGATTGTTACAACTGTTGCTAAGCCTGTTCTTGCAGTTGGCTCAAACGCTGATGCAATTACAGCAGTTGCATACGATGCAAATAATGTTATTGTGGGCAATGGTACCCTATATGCCACATCTGATACTGTCGGGGTAGTAAGCAACTCTGCTACTTCTGCAACTATTGTTGATGGTGTAGCAAAGTTTAACCTTACTGGTGTTCGAACTGGTAATGCAAAGGTGGGAGTTTACTCTGGATCTATTGCAGATACCGCCTCTGTTCGTGTTGAAGGTGCTGCTGCTAAGGTAGCGATTACCTTTGATAAGGATCAGTACACCCCAGGTGAGGCAGCAACAATTACTGTATCAGTAACAGATGCTGCTGGTCTTCCATTGGTTGGACAGACATTCGCTAATTTATTTGCTAGTGGTGGTATTTCTACATCATACGCATTCGGTACTGCTAGCGATGCAATTAACGTTGTTTCAGTAACTACAGATACAACAACTGCCACTAAGGTATTTAAGGTATTTATGCCTACTGCTGAAGTCAATGTTGTCATTTCTGCTACTGGTGGAGTCTCTATTGCAGAAGCAGGTCGTGTACTTATTACAGATTCTGCTACAGTCTTCAATCCAGCACGACAGGCTTCTGATGAGGCCCTTGCTGCTGCACAGGCTGCAACTGATGCTGCAGTAGATGCAACAAAGGCTGCAACTTCTGCTCAAGAGGCTGCAGATAAAGCTGCTCTTGCTTCCGCTGAGGCTGCTAAGGCTGCACAAGATGCACTTGCTGCAGTTAACAATCTTGCTCTTGAAGTCGTAAAGATTACAAAGCAAATTGCTGCAATGCAAAAGACAATCAATGCAATTGCAAAAAAGCTAAAGTAAGCAACTTATAAAACTGGGGGCAGGGAAACTTGCCCCCTTTTTTATTACATAAAACTAAATAATGATATAATTAGGCAGGTAGCCCTTATGAAATCTATTCGTAAGTTATTTAGAATATTAATTGTTTCGGGGCTAGTAATAACAACTTCATTTTTTGGTATATATGCAGCAGATGCTAATGCACAATTAGATAGAATACAATCACAATTAGCAGGCCTGGACCCAGTAACAGATGATATTAAGTCGGCCATATCAAATATTCAAAGCGCAATAAACAAATCAAATAATTTAAAAAATCAATTAGATTCTGCTATTGAGACTGATAAGAAAAACAAGGAACTATTAGCAAAGTCAGAAAAAGAGCTTGAGCAATCAAAAGCAGAATTAGAATTATCTACATCAGAACTTGAAGAGGCTAAATCAACTCTTGAAGAAGCATTAACAAAATACAATGAAAAAGAAGCGGAATTAAAAGAAAAACTTGATCTAATAGAGTCAATAAAGTCTACTCTAGTATCTGAAAAAGAAAAATTAGATGCTAAAAAGGCTGAAATAGTCGTAGTTATAGAGCAGATCAAAAATAAACAAGAGCTCATATCTGGAACAAAATCTGCCATAACAAGTCTTGAATCTTCTATATCCGCCTTAGATGGATCAATAAATAGCCAGTCTACAGTAGTAAATAATATTAAGTCAGAGGTTGATTCTTTAAATACATCCATATCGTCTCTGACTACTGCAATAACAAACCAACAGTCTGTTGTTTCTACCGCACAATCAGAATATAATGTTACACAGTCAGCATTAACTTCTGCAACAAACGCAGTTAATAATCAGGAAACCGTTGTTGCTACTGCTCTTACAAATAAAACCAATGCAGAAAATGCAGTCAATAATGCTGGATCAGCAGGACTTCAATATACTGTATATGAATTATTAAGAGATGGTTATGTTAATGGACAGCACGTAGCAGTGCCTGGTTCTGTAATATGTACTGGCGTTTGGAATTCTGGCTCTATGAATCTTCCAGTATGTGGTAATAGATACTATGATGTTATTGTTAAATTTACTGGAAAAATTACTGTGCCATCACATT